ACAAAAGAAGAGGCGACGGAAGAGTTATGGTTATGTTTGGAGATACCGTAGAAGATCTAAAGCTAGGTCCTCATGCGCATCTTGAGCAACAATATGAGCCAGCCTGCTGGACCTTGCCTAATCCAGCAATTAGAGATAGAGATTTAATTGTAAGGTTTGATTTCAATGATGATGTAGAATATATTTACGAAGTCTTAGATGTAACAAAAGATAAGTTGTTTTATAGGCACTTTACAAGGCAGAGGTTAAGGTTAAAGAGATTAGACAAAACAGATATCGTTTATACTTATCCATATAGTTTGAACGATTAGGAGGTATAATGTATTGGATTAAAAACACATCAGGAAAGCCAGACGCCATGTTAACATTCGCATTTCTGGCTTTCTCAGTGGTAACATTAAATATTTTGTTATCCACTTTTGGTAGAATATCTTTTAAAGAGTTTGAAATAGGCTTTCAGTCTATGGAGGCTGCAGCTATGACTGCATATCTTGCAGCAACATTTACAGCATACGTGACCAGACGTTGGACGGACAGAAAATATACTGCTGACATGGAAGGCGGGGAAAACGAAAGTGAGTGAAGAAGAAACTGAAGATAAAAAAACTTTTGGAAGTGCAGTTTGCGGCTTTTTCAAGGGTGTTGGATTAAAGGTAAAATTAATATTTGGAGCTATAGTAGGCATATTTGGATTTATATCTATTTTTCTTTTAAGAAAAAAAATAAATTCTCGTGCAATTCTTGAATTAGAATTGAAAAAAGCAAGAGAAGAATTTGAAATAGAAAAGGCACAAGAGGAGATAGATAGAAATGATGGAAAGATTTTACTTTTAGAAGAGAGAATTAAAGATCTCAAAGAGGAGATAGAAAAGCTTGATGAGTTTGAGGCACGTAAAGAGGTTTCAGAAGAAGAGCTTGATGAATTTTTTGATGAACGAGGATTTTAATGTTAAAGAAAATAAATAAACTTATACTTTTTTCTAAAAAAGAAAATAACGAAATATATAATAAACTTGTATCTATTGCACAAAAGATTGAAAATAGACTTTCATCTGGAGAAAATTATCTTTCATTAAATACGAAAGTAATGGAAGGGCTGATTGATGCAAGCAAGGTTGATGTAGAAAAAGGTTTAGGTCAGATAGGGGTAGAGGTATGAGGGTGATTTTGAATCAATTTATTTCGATGGCCGTGATAGTATCGATTATATTTGCTCCAAGCATTAGTTGGGCCGGAGATGTCGTTCCTGCAGGAACAGAGCTTACAGAGGACTCCTACGTCTTTACGATAGAAGAGGCTACAGCGCTCCTTACAAGAGTAGAAGAGCTAGAGGCAAAAGAGTTGGAGCTAAATAAATATAAAGAACTAGAAGCATTAAGGCTTCAGCAAATAGATTTATATAAACTTAATCTAGATTATTCGCAATCTCAAATGGAAAGATATGCTCAATTAAATATAACAAATCAAGATCTTATTGATCGTTATAATAAAAGAGATAGATTGCAAACTTGGGAGAATATAGGATTTTTAGCATTAGGTATGGCATTAACAGTAGGCGCCTTTGTGGCGGCAGATGCCATAACCGACCAGATGGAAGCAAGTAGTGCAACTTCAATTAGTTTCTAATACTAATTATTTTTTAATGAATATAGATATTAAAACTATAAGGAATATTAATGGCAAAATCAAATTATCCAGATAAGCTAGATACGTCTATCGAAATACCTGCAGTTAGAGATAATATTATTGAAGTTGGCTCAGATGTTCTCAATAGTGTGCGAACAGCTATATTTCAAATAGAAAGAACCTTGGGAATAAATCCTCAAGGCGCTGTGGGTAATACCGTTTCCGATAGGCTGAACAAAGCTTTGGATGGAAATGGAAATATTTTAAAAACAGCTCTTGACAGAGCAAATGTTCTTAGCGGTCCAATTACAGATAAAGATGTATCTAAAACGGCCGCCATCAATGAGAGCAAGCTAAGGTTAGACTATCCTACTCAGCTATTGCAAGACGAAGTATCTCAACTGATAAGTCAGCTAGATATGATCATGACAACCTTAGAAGAGCTTGCCGTGCTATTGAATGCCCATGTTCATCCTGATGCAACAAATAGACATTATGGCAAAGCAATCACAATAGAGTCAATCGACTCTACATCATCTTCAACAGGAATGGTGTCTACAGAAACAGTTACAGCTCAAGATCTTTTTGAAGGAATCTTTCAGTCTCATATAAATTATGATGGCAGTGACATATCAAAGTCTAATAGGTCGCATGAAGCAGATCAGGTATTTTTTGAAAACGAAGAAGTATCTGCATATACTAACGCAGAGGATGTCCAAGAGGCTATTGAGGATGTTTTTGGATACACTGTTGGTCAACTTGATATTCATCAGAACAAACAGCATGACAACGGTATATTAAGAACCTCTATAATTGTTTCTGCAGAAGAAGATGATGAAGGATTTTTGCTGCTTGATGACCAATTGGTCGAGTATGACGCGACAAGTCCTACAAACATATATCAATCGGTAGTTGTTCGATTCCCAACGCCACCAGATACGCCCGACACAGAAATAAGAAAATCAGATATATTAAAAATTACAGATAGTTCTGGATCAACTGAATACCAGGTATATAAAGTTAACTACTCACTTGATGGTTCTACCATAGAAAATATAGAAGTCTTTGGGCACTTTCCTGAGGCATCAGAGGTTGCAGCTCAGGCAAGAGTCTATAAGAATATAAATAGTGAAGCAAATCACGCCGGCCTATTAACTTGTTGCAGAGAATATCAGTCTACAACTGGAACCTCATATAGTAATGCAGACATAATACAGGTTGCAAATCCAGATTCAGCTACAATTATATCAAAAAATATAAATCCATCGGAAACTACTTTGATATCAAACCGATATTTTAACATAACGGTCGACGATGGGAGCGAGATTGAGCTTGATATATATGAAAGCGCTGCACCTGCACAAAGCTTGGATACTATAATAAAGAGTTTAAATGCTCAATTCGCAGAACATGGAGCAAGCGTTTCTGCCTACAGGGTAGACTTTGATGAAAATAGGCCTTCCGAATTAGCGCTTGTTCACTCGCTTCCCAGTGATTCATCTGCATCTAGAACGTTAACAGTGTCAAGAGGTGATGATGATGCACTGGACTCTTTGGGTTTAGCATCTTATGAAGACATAACTATAGATGCCGGCCTTGGAACGATATACTATATACAAGGAAAGGCTTATAATACTTTGGGCACAAAGCTGGAAGAAACAGGGCTAAACCTCTTGGAGGGAACCTCGTCTGTAACCTCTTCGTCTGTAGACTTTGTAGAGTCTGGGGTAAAAGAGGGTGATTTATTAATAATCTCTGGATCTGCAAGCGATGATGGAACATATGTTGTTATATCTGTAACATCTAGCAGCATTACTTTGGACAACAATCAGCTATCTGGCGGAAGTTGGGCCGGAGCTTCTGATGATGATACGGCATTTTATATATATAACAATTCTATATCTTTAAGGCTTATGCAATTTGACACCTCCTCCTCAGGCGGTTCGAATGGAGCAATTGTAGATGTTTTTATGGATTATAATAGGGATATATTTTACAATGTAAGATTGGAATACGGAATAGAGGCAAATTCAGGCGGAAATAGTCTTGTTTCTATTGTAAATTTCGAAGGAGATCCATCTGTATACACAGAAGACGATGAAGGAGTTTTGTTTGTAGAAGAATCTGTCGATGGGCATCCTCTTTTATCTTTGGATGGCGGGCCAACAGTAGAGCTAAAGGGGTCAGAGAATACTTATATAGAATTGAAGTCTGGAAGATATGATTTAAAACTATTTATTTATATTGAAAATTCTGCTTTTATATCATTATTTTTGGCCACAAGCGATATAACAATGCGCCTGTATGGCTTTGAGGGCATTAATGAGGAAGAGAATCTGCTTCTTTCAAGAGCCTTATTTGAGTCTGGAACGTCCAGAGTGGCTGGAGCAGGCGCTGATTATCCCAGGTTATTTAGAAGACTGAGAAGGGGGAATCTATCCCAAAAAGATTTTGGAACTGATGCGATATATGCAAACCAGCAAAGGCCATTAAAAGAAACTAGATCAAACGGTGTAATATCAGGTCTTGAGGTAAGTCCATCAGATGAGCCTATAAATGATGAAAATCATTATGTATTAGATATAGTTCCTGGCGTTTGCTATGTAAAGGGAAAGAGGTTTGAGATTGGCTTAAAAGAAAATCTTGTAACAGGATTATCTTCAGATGATACAGATAATATTTTTGTAGCAGTTGACGAATGGGGAAGCCTTGTTTTTGCATCAGCAGACGGCACGACCTGCGAATGTCCTTTTGATCCATATAATTACTGCATTTTAAGCTCTATAGAATATGATAGTGTAAATGTTGTCGCTGTAGATATGAGGCTTTTTATTGATAATCTTGACCTTACAGTCCTTAATTCGATTACAGTTAGTCCCCAGAAAGGCATGGGACATTTTTCTGATATCGGATCTGCTATAAAATATGCTAAAAGATTTTCAAAACTATACTCTAAGGCCGGAGTTCCGACTATTCACTTGAAGTCTGGTGTTCATAAGGTTGTCATGAATACGGGCACTGATTTAGGAACTATTGATCAGAGTATAATAAGACAAATATCTTCAGATTATGGTTTTTATATAAACTTTCCTGTCAATATTACAGGGGAAGGCTATTCTACTGTTATAGATGCCATGAAGTTGTTTAACTCTCAAGATGAAAGCGATGACGACAGAGCAGTTGCTGGAAGTGCAGATAATGACGCTTGGCTGGTTATAGCCGGACCAAGCCTAACATCAACGCCAGACGGAAACTCTGATGTTATAAGCAATGGTTTTGTAAATTTAAGTAATTTCAGAATGAATTTGTGCGGAGTAAGGATATATGACGGAACAATAAAGGATCTATCTGGAAACAAGTTAAATTGGGGAGTTAATATCTCTGATGTTATATTTGACCATTCTGAAAAAGAAAATTTTGGGCAATATAATTGGGGAGTTGACATAAGAAAAGAGGATGCAGGTGCTGGTATAGACTTTGGTAATGTAATTATTTCAAATTGTCAATTTTTAAATTCTATAATAAAAACAGTAGATATAAATGCAGAATATCATAAAAATATAAGTATTTTAAACAATATATTTAGAGGATCTGGAGACGGGAATCTCGACGGCTCTGGAAATTATGCCTTTTACACAGGAGGCGCTGGTCATATTTTTGATTTTGATGCCACTCCTTCTGTAAATAATATAGAATTCAGAGGAAATATAATTGCAGATAATGATGGCGGAACAGAAGCTTATATTGATCCAAATAGTAACTTCCCATGGGGTGATAGAATAAGCAGAAACTTGGTAGTGGGCGGCGGTGTTGGTATCGGAGTATCAAATCCATACAATACTGAGACCCTGGATAGCCCTGTCCTGCTTCATATGAAGAGTAACGAAAATGAAGCAACAATTGTTATGGAAGAGCATATTAACGCTATAGGTGGCCCAGATGTTTTATTTCAGAAGTCACGCGATGGAGGTCTTGTTGCAGACGGGGATCGGATAGGAACTATTTTTGCATACGGCCATGATGGATCAAATTTTGAATTGGCTTGCGGTATTCGATTCCTAGTAGGAGGCGCCACTGATACGAACGATATTCCTGGGGAGATTCGTTTTAAAACTAGATCAATAGGCGATACAAATCACAAAACCAGACTTACTATAAAAGAGGATGGAAACATTGGGATTGGAGAAGAATTCACGGATCCTTTATACAAGCTGCATGTTATGGGAACATCTAATGATTCTACCATAACTATAGAACAAGACAATCCCGCAATCAGCGGTCCTGACCTTCGCTTCCTGAAGACCAAAGGAGGCGGGGCGGTTGAGGAGGACGATTATATAGGCAGTATACAATTTTACGGCCATGACGGAGTTTATATTACTAATGGCAGGGCGGCCACAATATATGCGAGAGTAGACGAAGCAGATGCGTCTGCGAATGATGTACCGGGCCGTTTAGATTTTTGTACTAGACAAATTGGAGATCTCCAGGAGAGAGAGAGGCTTACTATAAAAAATGATGGAAAGATTGGAGTTGGCACCGGTCATCCATCTGCACTTTTGCATATATATGACGGCGAATCCCAGCCGTGTATTTTAAGAATCGGAGAAAAAGGCACATTTACGCCTGGAGCATTCGATCACACTGAGTCTCTTGATAGTGCAAAGATTGAATTTTTAGCAAATGCTGATCACAATTTCGGAGGAGCCTCTATTGAGTATGTAGCAGACGGGCTTGATAATGGTCTAAAAATAAAACCTCTTAATGCAGCCAATTCAATCTTTATTGAAGGCGAGAATATTTATATGCCAGACCTATCAAATGGGGTTGAATGGGAGGTGCATTGGGACCAGACCGATGGGAAATTAGTTTATTCTGCATCAACAGAGAGAATAAAAAAAGATATTAGGCCTCACAATATTGGGCTAAATGAAGTTTTAGAAATGAATCCAGTACTTTACAAGCTTAAAGGTGATGATACAAATACTGATCGCGCAGGCCTGATAGCAGAGGAGTTATATGATGTAAACCCACTTTTAGCACTGCTTATGGATGACTATGAGTTTGATGATAAGGGCAAGAGGGGTGAGAAAAAATCTGATAATAAAGTTCCTGGAGGATGGAATTCTCAAACCGTTATTAGTGTTTTAATAAATGCTATAAAAGATTTAAATGAAAAAGTTTTAAAATTAGAAGATGCATTGTACAATAAGGAATAATAATGCCAAAGTCAAACTACCCAGATAAATTAGATACGTCAGTAGAGATTCCAGTAATCAGAGATAATATTACTGAGATAGGCTCTGATGTGCTTAATAGTCTTAGGTCTGCAATATTCAATATTGAAAGATCTCTTGGTATAAATCCACAAGGAGCAACTGGGAATACTGTTGCTGCAAGATTGTCGAATGCTTTGGACGAAAATGGAAACATTCTTAAAGAAGCCTTGGATCGCTCCAATGTTCTCTCGGGACCAATTACAGATTCAGATGTTTCCAAGGTAGCAGCAGTTGACGAAAGTAAACTTCGTCTTAACTATCCAACTCAATTATTGCAAGATCAAATATCAATTCTGGATAATAAGATTGAGTTATTCATTAAAACTTTAGAGGAATTAAACGCCATAGTCTCTGCTCACGTTCATCCTGATGCAACCAATAGACATTATGCTCAAGCTATAACCGCTGTTGCTGCAGATGTTGAGGAATCATCCGTGGCAACGACAGCATTGGATGATGGAAATCTTCAAGAAGTTTTGGAAGAAATATATAATGCGCACATAAACTATACCGGTGAAGGTATTGAGTCGGAAAACAACTCTCACAAAGCATTGCAGCTTTACTATAACAACGAAGACACCTCTGACCTAATATCTTCATCAAGTGTTCAGGGAGCTATTGACGAATTAGCCTCAATGGAAGGAAAAAGTATAAGGGATGCCAATTTAAATTTTAATTCAAATGGAATAATAAGAACCGGATCAGCTTATGATGGGTTTGAAAATGAAGAAGTGGGATCGCTCCTTGTTGAGTCAAGCACTATAACTTACAATTCGCCAGACGGATCAAGCAAGAGCTTTATATCTTTTGCATCAGGAACAACTCCGTTGGCCGAGGTTAAGCCTTTCGATATATTAACTATATTGGACTCTCCAAATGAAGATGATAATAAAGAATATACAATATCAAAAGTTGTATTAACAACAGATGATAATATTGATTACGTAGAACTATTTGGAGGTCCAGCTTATGAGCTTACACCTGGAACCACAGCGGAAATAACCAAAAGTATATACACCAATTATAATGAGAATGGATTTAACTGTTCGGTTAGGCCAAGATACTTAAAGAGCAATACTCCAGACATACAGGTGGCGCTACCAAATGCTGCAACAATTATATCCTCAGGAATAAAGCCAAATAATCTTTTGGACGGCTCTGTTGATACAATTGCCTTGGAAATAGATGGTGGAGATTCTGTAGAAATAACTCTTTATAATTCAAATTATGAAATACAAACTATTGACACTATAGTTGATGCAGTAAACGAATATGTGGTAGCAAACAAACTAAATATTTTTGCATACAAAATTCGTTCATTAAGATGCTTTGAGCTAGCAATAACTCATGTTCTTCCAAATTTTTCAGAAGATTTAAAAAATCGAACCATAAAACTGGTAGAGGCATCATCCAATGATGCATCCGAAGTCCTTGGGATGTCTTATCTTTTAGACAGAGAGGTCGAAGGCTCTGTTGGAAATGCCTATCATATCAATGGAAGGCTTTATGAAGATTTTGGACAAATAACGAAATATACGTCGGAATCTCTTTCTATAAACAGTGGAACAACAACCTTGGGGGCTATATCTGCTGAATTCATTATCGAGGGAATAAGGGCTGGCGATCTCTGTGTAATAGAGGGTTCTTCTGATCCAGATGATGATGGAACATATAGAATACACTCTTTAACAGATGAGTTAATCACCCTTGATTCCGCCGGATCATCCTTGTCTGGAGAGCTTTCGGAAGAATCTGCTGTATTTATAATAAGATGTACAGCGCCAGTTGGTGAAATGGAATTCGAAGAGATCGACGGACTCATCATGTTTGATGTCTTTGTAAATGAGAATAAAGATATTCATTACTCAAGAAAGATGAACATGGTAGGAAATCTTCAGGTAGATGAGTTTTACGCCGTAGTGTCTGATGCTTCTAGCGGATTTTTATTAGATGGAGAGGATTACACCCTGGCTATAGATACATCTGGGATGGCAACACTAATTCAAAACCCAGGAGGAGCTACCGGAGAGGGAGTTTTCGTAGGTGCCACCGGCACTTATAAAATAATGACTTCGGATGGCATGGCGTTTGTTGTTCTTGATGTATATACCACGGAGGTTCCGACTGCAAATATAGAATGCAATTTATTGGGATTGAGTGAAGTGAACAGAACGGTACTACACCTTTGCAGAGGAGTATACTCTACTAAGCTAGGCTTTGTTCTGGGTGACTTGACGCCCGGTTCGGGCGGAGGCGTTCCCAAACTTATAGACAAAAGAATTACCGGAACTACTGATGACACCATTATATCAGAACCATTCTTAGAGAGATACATACAGGGGCCGAGAAATGAATTGCGTGGAAGCGGAGTCATAAGGGCGGCAAGCGTAGATAGCGTTGAAGATAATGGTGATGGAACATGTACAGTAACAGTAAACGCAGGAGTCGTTGTTGTAAATGGTGTTAGATTTGAATATCTTGGAGCATATGATTTATTATACAGATATGGCGAAGACGCTGCTGATTTAAACAACTTTTATATTGCATTAGACGGATTCGGATGCTTAGCAGTAGGCGCAGAGGTTGATCCGGCAGGAGGTACAGATTATATATCTCCATTCGCAGATCAAGTTGTTGCTAACCTTGGGTATGTAGAGCCTACAGGGGTTGCTGCAGAAAGTTTGTCTATAACTGATCTCAGACTTTTTGTTGACCATTTAGATTATAAAGTTATAGCAGATATAACGGTTGCTAATGATCAAAGATTTGGACACTTTACGGATATTAAAACAGCTGTTGATTACGCAAGAATGTTTTCAAAAATGTTTCCCGATATGGGCATTCCGAGCATTTTTATAAAAGAGGGAACATATGAAGTAAGCGAAACAATAAAAATTGATTATGATTTAAATATATCCGGCACAGGAGCGAATACTATAATAAAAAGAAGCGGAGATATGCTTATCGGCGGTGATGGGGTTGATTTCTGGCTATACAATGTATTCATCATTGGTGACTTCGAAGATATAACAGATTCCGCTACATACACCTCTTCTGATGATATAATTTATGGAGTAACAATAAAAGATTTAACGTACAAGCAGGATGACGCATTTAGTGGCCAGGGCTGTGTATTTTTAATAACACAAGAATTAGATGCTGCAACATCGCCAGTTACATTTAGATTTTTAAATATAAATTTTATAGGAGACGGAACACCTGCAGATCCAGCAGACTTCCAGGCCAATTCTGACAGTGACCCATGGGAGGTAGCCATAAGATCAGGCATAGGGACCGGAACATTTGGAAATCTAATAATAAATGGATGTCACTTTAATTCTATGGGATTCGGAGATGGTCCGGTATATTTGGACGGAAGTTCTGATTTTTATAATGTAATTATTACAAACAACATAGCCTTGAACGTTACCAGCGTGTCAGGCTCTTACGGTATAATATCAGACGTCTCTATATCAAGCATTCCTTCCTTAGTAGGATATGTGGAATCAAGCAATATATCAGATGATCAATATTAGAGGGATAATGCCTAAATTAAAAGAACAATCAGCGATAGATACAATCTATACTCTACTAGAAAAAATAGAACTTCTTGACAAACGGGTCCAAGTTATAGATGATAATGTAAAAATCCTTAGCAATAAGGTGTCGAAGCTGAACAAGAATGCTGCAGTAGCTGCTGTTACTGCTCCGTCCTCTTTTGGTAAGAGTTTTACCGACCTGAGCCCTAAAAAGCAACAGAAAGTTGAGAAATTAGTTCTGGGCAATGTCAAGACCTACGGGTACATTGTTAACAAGGTTAAGGTACCTATAGAAGATGTTGTTGTAAACGTATATGATGCTAGTAATAAGTTGATTAAGAACTCCAAAACTAACGCAGAAGGATATTGGGAAGTTCGGTTGCCTTCCGGAAAATATGGAGTAGAATATATCCATAAAAGGTTCAAGCCAATTAATAGAGTGATTGAACTTTCTGATGAACTCCGCGAGTATGAGGTGAGATAATGTTTGCTGTTAAAATTTTTAGTAAAAAAAGAAGAAAAAATAATATTTTGGAACGAACAATTCAAAATCTATCTGATTTTCTTAAGAAAGAAATGAGCTGCGATGTTAATATGGTTTCCGATAATAATTCCATAGAAATGGTTTCTGGTAATTTAGATACTAATAATGGTGAGATAGTCACAGAACTAATGTTTAAAAAAACTATTGTTATTAGTGTTGAAGAATTGAATGATAGACAAAAATTAGATAAGTACGTTAAAGAGATTAAGCATTTTTGTACACAGGCTTCTAGTATAGAAGAATTGAAGTATTTACCATTAAATTTCAGGGAACTAGAGAATGATAGATGAACAAAATTTGCCGGGACCAGGGTTTAACGCTGACCATATTGTTTATTCAAGTTTTTTTGTCGATAATCACATTGTTCAGCAGACTGCAATAGTTCATCCGAAAACACTATTGATTGATGGTCTCAGAAAAGTTTTTAGGAATGATTCTGTCTTTACATACAGGGATGATGAATATGGATACCCTCTTACTCCTGACCAAACAGGTTTGGATATAGATTCAGAGGATACTACAAAGATATTAATAAGTGATTCATATAGATATGAAGTTAAGTTTTTTCCGGCAATCATAATTAAGTCAAGCGGAGGCTCTTACAAGCCGTTGTCTTTTAATCAAAATATGACTTATAAATATAGAACAGATCTATTAGAAACAGATTATGGTTCTAGAAAAGTTATTAGTACGCCCACTCATAGGGTTTACGCTGGTCGTTGGGAGTTGGGATTTGATATAGGAATATATTCTGAAAGTCAAAGCGAATTAGAGGAGCTAACAGATATAGTGTCTATGGCGATACAATATGTTTTATGGAATGATCTTAGGGCCAATGGCTTATTTGTGAATATGGTAAGAATTGGAGCAGAATCTGCTGAGCCTTATGCTAATGACTATGTATATAATACAAGCATTAGTTTGAGTACTCTTTCAGAGTGGAGAGTGGAGATACCTATAGAGAATATTGTAGAAAAAATAGCTTTCAGCATCCAGCCTACTTGGCACCCCATTCCGGGGCAAAGAACAGAGGCGGATTTGCTATCTAGTCGATTTGATGATATAATAGAATTAACAGAGATACCTTAAGAGATTTATAAAAAATGAAACTACTAATAATAAATAATTTGATGAGTTATTGCAAACGCGGAGGATTTTAAATGGCTAATATACCCGGAATTTCAGGTTTCATACAACCTGGGGCTTTTGCAAGAGACAGAGTTATTACTCGCGGTGTCTCTATTCCCGGCGGATTAAGAATAGTTTGCGTCATGGGCGAAGGTCATAGACTAGAAACTATTGTACAATCCGCTGCAGGCGGAGGTGCGGACGGAGATTCTGACTGCAGTCCAACAGGAAGTGGCGATGGACGGTTTTTTTCGCTTCAAAACTCTCCAGTTATAAGCGGCAGAACAGAGCTTAGATTAAATGGAACACTTTTATTTGGAATAGAGGACGAGATTGATGCAGGAGGTTTTAGTTCAGCATTTGACTTTAGGCTGGACCCAGACACAGGCTGTATCGAGCTACAAGGTGCATCAATTGGCGACCAGGATGGCAATGGTTATTCTGCAAGCAGCATGAATATAGGGACAGGAACCCTGATAGAGCAAGATTGCAGTCCGCATTCTACTTTAGACATTCTTGATAGCACGGCTCCTAATGAAAGATGGACAATAAGGTGCGTGAGCGTGGTAAGGGACTCGAATGGAGACCCTATACCAGGACTTGCTACATTTACAGCCACAGGGTCTACATCTGGACTATTGTATGATTCTGCTGGTAGCCCAATTACTTTTCATAGTTCATATTATACATCTGGCAATGGTGCGGTATCTGGCTCTGCAAACGAGTGTGATGACGGATTTGTTGTTGCTTTTGGCGATGCAAGTGGAAATATGTTCGGAACAGGCTCTGTCGTATTGAGCGATGGAGACGCGACAGCTGGGACTTCGTCTAGATTTGATATTCTAGGTGCAGACTTGGTAGAGCATGGACAGGCACTAGCTGGCGACTTTTTATGTTTAGATGGATATGCAGGATACGAGATTGAAAGTATTGAGTCTGATGGGACAGATACCACAATAACCGTAACTACAGATAGTCTTGAGGGCGCTGGCGCTGGTGTTGGCGACTGGACTGACGTAGCTTGGGAGGTAAGGGCTGTTAATCTTCTTATTGACGACGAATCTGTTACGCATGATGTCAGTGGAAACGCGGTTCTTTTAGATAGCGAAGGAAGCTTCTCAAGTGCAGATATAGGAAAGACTGTAGTTATGTGTCCTGGCAATCTTTTTGCTGGAGGAAAGTATACAGTAGAGGCGGTTACATCGACAAGAAGATTGAGGCTTCATCAATTAGACGATGACTCTTCAGGGTTTCCTGACGCAGCAGAAGATGTGGCTACGTCAGGTCTTGCAGATACTGGTTTGACATTCCATATGTTAGAAAACAATGGCGTGTTACTGCTGGGGATTGAAGAAGGCTCTGTCGCATTCGAGGTTGGTGATAAATTTTATGTAGATGTAAACTCAAGATCTTTAGCTGCAGGTGATGAGTTGGAGGCTGCATATATTTATGAAGCAGATCTTAATGATCCTCAATTTTTTACAGAAGCTATAGACTTGTTTCACAAGCATGGACTGCCAAGTGAAGATAATACTTTAGCGCTTGGATCCGTAATGGCTATGGAGAATGGTGCCCCAGGTGTCCTAGCCATACAGTGTAAACCTCCAGTTCCAAGAAGAACTACGGTTACGCTTGTAGAGGAAAGAGACTCCCTTGGTGTTGGAGGGTTTTCAAGCTGCTTCTCGATAGCTGCAGGAGAATCTGGAGACGCTTGCGAGGTTGATGACCTAAGGTTTGTTATCCCAAGGCCAATAACCGGCCTGCGAAACGGAAGACCTGATCCAGATACAAGGGTTAATATCTTTTTCGTAAGAGATGGTGAGGACATTCAGTTATTCCCAAACAAAGTTGATTTCTACAATTCTCAGTTAGAATCTGATATTCAACAAGGAAATTGGATAGAGAGTTCTGATAACTCATTTTCTTACACAATCGTTAATTCGGAAGTGGATATAATTGGCAATGGCGACGAAGGAGAGATTGATGAAGACGAAACAGGTGTTTACTTTACAACATCAGAGTTTGATTTTGATGGATCGCATGTAAACTCCGTCATTGTTATTACAAGTCTTGAGGATGCCACTGAAGCTTGGGATTCCAGGTCAGCAACAACTCAGGAAGATGAAATAGCAGCAGAGCTTGGATTACTTAATAATGGCGTAGAGCTTGTAATTACAGCTATTGCGGATGACTCCAAGGTGTATGTGGCAGACAATAATAACGGAGAAAGCTTGACAGGATTACTGACCTCTTCTTATGAAGATGTTCAATATTTCATAAAAGACTTAGAAAACAGTAGTGATGACGCTTCGCTGTTGCTTCATAAAGATCTAGTTACAAGCGGAGCATTAAAAGAGGGCGATGGCATTAAGATTTCTTACATAGATGAGAATGATGCAGACTACTTTGATACTAATTGGTTTAATGCGCTAGAGGCGCTAGAAGCTTCGGATGCTCAGATAATGGTTCCACTTCCTTCACAGGCTATTTCCTCTATCTTTAGAGCGACGGTAAATCACTGTGAGAACATGAGCTCTGTTGCAAACAGGAAAGAGCGAGTTGCGTTTATTGGAGCACAAATGGGCGTTACAGCCGAAGCTTTGATTGGCACAGAAGAGGTTGCAGTTGAAGACATAGGAATACTAGAGGGTGTTCAGGGCGATGATCCAGAAGAGGTTTTGGCCGGAAATGTAGAGGATCTTGTAAACTTTAAGCTTAGTGATAATTACACAAGCAATCGATGTGTTTACTTTTTCCCAGATTCAGTAGTGAGAAACGTAAATGGAACAAATATTGAGTTGCATGGATTTTACATGGCTGCAGCGGCAGCGGGATATTTATCTGCAAGACAGAATGTGGCTATCCCACTAACTCACAAGGCCTTGTCAGGCTTCTCTATAACAAGAGATAATGTTTTTAGGCAAATTACTTTGAATAGCCTTGGAAACGTCGGCGCTACAGTTGTTGAGCCTGTTACCGGAGGTGGCAAGGTTCTGGCCGGAAGAACTACGAGTAATTCAGGATATGTCGAAGATGAAGAGATCTCAATAATGTTTATCAGAGATCATGTCAAACGAGTCTTAAGAAGTTCGTTAAAAGGATATATAGGAGGGGTGCAAAGTGCTGATACAAATGTTCTTGTATCTGCAAGAACCAACTCTATTATGTCAGGTCTTATTTCGCAAGGTTTGATTACAAGTTATAAAAATATCTCGGTTGAACAAGATAAAGTTGATCCGAGGCAAATCAATGTATACCTGCAATTTACTCCAGCCTATCCTATAAATTACATATTTATAGATATAGAAGTTGGGGTCGTTTAAAATAGGAGAAAGAAATGGCAAGTTATCCAAGCACAAAATCTATACTCGATAATCCAGATAATGGCTCTAAGACAAGAACCGGTTTATCAACCCAGATTATCGTGTATGTTAATGGCGAACCTGTTGGCGCAATACAATCTTTTCAAGAGACCCAACAGAGAGCTAATAAGAGAATTTCAGAAGTAGGTACAGATGGTGTAATTGAAATCGTTCCTCAGTCACCAGCGCAGGTGACCATGACGGTTCAAAGAATTGTTTTCGACGGTCTTTCTTTGCCGGAATCATTCTCAAGAGGGTTTAAGAACATTCATGCTCAAAGAATTCCTTTTGATATTATTGTTTTAGATAAGTTTACCGGCACAGGTAATGATGCTGTAATGACGACTTATCACAACTGTTGGTTCAGCAATTTGTCAAAGACTTATCAGGTTTCTGATTATACTATCGTAGAGAATGCAAATATTGATGCAGAATTCGTATCCTCCTCAAGAGGCGGGCCCGAAAAGGCTGTTGCATTAAGTCAAGGCGTGGCTGGCTCTCGCGAGATAGCAGGAAGAGACACGGACAGTGTCGAACAGGCTGCTGACGCAGGTGCATCAGGCAGACGAGGCGCTCTAGACTTCCCGGGGCTTATATCTGCAGCTTACTAAATATAAAAGTCTAATATTAAAAAACACCATCTTTTTCAAGATGGTGTTTTTATTTTTATAAAAGAGTATAACAAATATAGTACAATCTAATGAAAAGGAGATTTGCATGGCCAGAAGAACTGCAAAGATTACTCGCCCTGAAGAAAGTAATGAAGAAAATATAGAAATTGAGCGTGTCGAAGACGGTGATCTTCAGGGTGAGGACGATAGCGAAACACTGCTCAACTTGGGAAACTTAAGAGACCTGGTCTTTTTAGGCAGACTCAAGGAAGTGGTGGATATTGAGGGATTCAAGTTTGTGGTAACTACCCTATCTACTCAGCAACAGGTTGATATTATGCACCAAGTTATGAAGACTGATGCAACTGATAGAATTCTTGATATAAAGCCAATAACTGTATCTTATGTTATTGATTCGATCAACGGAGTTCCGCTTGAGGAGATCTGTGATGATGATAGTATAACCAATGTGGAAGATAGGCGATTATCTGTAGTTTATGGCTTGCAGTCTCTTGTTGTAGAAAGACTATATCAAGTATACGAAAAACTTGTTGAAGCGTCTGGTGAAGAAGTTGGTTTAGACCTTTTAAAAGAATAGCCGAGGAGCCAATCAGCAGGCTCCGCTGGAAACTATGCAAGGCTTGGAAGTGTGCAGTTGATGATGAAAGATTCGACCATATAACCGACGCTCAATGGGGTTGGTACGCCCAAATGTTTAAGATAGACGAAGAATACCAATATAAATATGATTTAGATTTTCATGAATATTTAGCATCATTTTGGAACTCCGAAGCAGTTCAGAGGCTAAGAAGTATGCGAGAAATGAAGGAAGATGAAAGATTTGCTTCTGATGAAGAATTTGAGAGACAAATTTTTGATGAAGACTTTAGAAAGAATGATGAACTTATCAAATCTATTAAAGAAAAATATAAAAATACTAATTTAGCTGATACTAACAGAGGTAGGGCAAAGGGCGCTAGAGATACTAGAATGCCAAAAGATATGTCTAAATTATTTAAGTTAACAGATAAGGAATAAACAAGTGGCGGGACCTGATGAAATAGCCGGAAGTTTGGCTCAGCTGCCTCCGGGCGAAAGAGATAAGGTTTTAGAGTATTTAAGAGACCTTGAGACTCGTTTGGATAGGACGGCAGAAAGTTCTAATAGAGCAAATGATTCCTTAGGAAGATTCTTTTCTCTTGGGTCAAAGGCCTCTAGGATACGAGATGAATGGGGAACTGTTTCTACTGCTTTTGAAGACTTAACTGGCAAGGTAACTGCGACTAATAGTGCTATTACGGCATTAAGTGCTGCTGGAGCAAGCAAACTATTGAAGGGAATTCCCGGAGTTGGGGTTATGGCGGGTATGGTTAGCGGCATAATGAAAGCAAACCAGGGCTTGCAGCTGATGACAAAGGGCTCGATGGCTTTAGCGAGAGAGCTAACAGACTTGTTCGATAAGCCATCTGAAGATATGCGAATGTTTGATAATCAAATGTATAATGTAGGAAGAAGGTTCGGCGGTGCTCACGAGGAGGCTGTAAAATTTGCAGACTCATTAAAAGAGGAGACAGCCAGTCAGTTTGCTAGAGGCATGCACATGACTAGGGATGAAATGGGTCAGTTTATAGACGCCACAAGAAACACTAGCTTATCTTTGGAGCAATTAAATAAAAGTGTTGATACTGGTCTTGGGGTTACAAAATTATATGCTGTTGCATCAGCTCAAGCTTCGGCTATGAATATAAGCCAGAGTCAAGCAGCTGGGATGCTAAACACTTTAATGAACAAACAGGGGAGAAGTGCGCAAGACGCCACAGAGATGATGGGAGCTTACAGTAGTATAGCAGAAAAAACAGGCATAACTACAACAAATGTTGCAAATACATTAAATAGCGCTATAGCAGGGTTTGAGCAGCTTGGTTTGGCAGCAGATTTTGGTAGGCCAATTCTAGAAGGCTTTGGGAATGTTATGGATGATATGGGTCTTGGTATTGAAAACGCAACACAATTGACAACAACTTTAACTCAAGCTTTGGCTGGATTAACAACGAATTATGCAAATGCCTACATAATGATGCAAAAGGGCGGACTGGATATGGGGGCAGGCGGAGGTGTTTTGGGCGCATCCATTGGCATGCAGGCGGCGATGCTAGATGCAGAAAAGACTGGGGATCAAGCAGCTATTGGTGAGCAGTTAGTTTCTGGATTAAAAGGAACTTTGGAATCATTTACCGGAGGTGATATAGTAACGGTGCAACAGGCAGCAGAGTCTCCAGAGCTTCAGAATCAATTTTATGTTCAGCAGCAGATGCTTTCGAAGCAATTTGGCATAAGTGATCCAAAGCAAGCAACGCGTGTACTTGATCTGCTAGCAGGGCTGGATGAGGCTACAAAGGCTGGAGATGCTGATTCAAAGGCAGAATTGCAAAAACAGTTAGCAAATGAGATGGACGGCAGAGATAAAACACTAGGAGAGTGGGATAAGGCCAATAGACAGTTAGAGATTCAGTCTAATCTTTTGGCAGTAATAGCAAGGCCAACTCTAACTCAGGCTAAAAAATTTGCTGCTGCTGGAATTGAAAAAACCGTTAGTCCCGCCATTGAGGCTGCAGGCGGGCAGGTGCAAGAGTATGCTGCATCAGGTCAACAGAGCTTGTTTAATTTTCTCAAAGCTCGCGGGCTTATTGATGAGGATGATTCTATATATCAGACTTTAGCAGCACAAGACAACCCTCCTCCATCGGGCGCTACAGGTGCCGTTACTGAGTTGGATGAACGACAACAACGTCGACGAGCACTTAGGAGTACTGCAGTAACTCGGGCGGCGAGGTTTATACCAGAAGTAGAAGGCGAGAGGTCCCCAGGGGCTGCCAACCAAGAATCTGGGCGAGATAGTGATTCGCAAGGTAGGCCTGTTCATATTACAATAGATCTTACTTCCGAGGCTAGTGAGGTTGTTAGGCTTTCTCAAGATACTCAAAATAGACTATCCGGAGGAGCGGGATAGAAGATGGATTTAATTCAAAGACAAACTATAATATTTTTTCTTCCAATTAGTATTGATGCCTTAACAGATGATCAGAGTCCATATACTGCGTCAAAAGATGGTAGTGCATTTTGGGATAAAAGACAGTTATATATAAACCCACAATCTATAAGCATTAGAGATGCAAAGCTTGTAAAGCCAGACCTCACAAAGGGAGGCTTCGTTGTTCAGTACTGGGGAGAGCAGCTTCCTGTTATGGAGGTGCAAGGGGTTACGGGTTCAGCAGGTATAGCTGGAATAAATGTTCTTAAAGATATTTATAGACATGAGCAAATTCAATATAGACAAGTTTTGGCAGATCGCCAAGCTGAGTTAGCTACAGCTGCATTAGCAGCGGCCGAAGCTGCAGCTTCAGAGTTATCATCGCCATCAAATGTTGGCGAAAGCTTAACTCTTGCGGCAGATGTACTGACTGGCGGAGCTTTTTCAAGTGCAGTATCTGGCGTAAGTAACGCAATAGATATAATAACAGATCCGTTCTCTGGAGGTACAAGCTTTGGAGATACATATGGTGGTTCAGGAACATTTACAACGATTCCAACGCTTGCTTCGTTTGCTACAAATGTAGACCTGTATCATCAAGGAGAATTTTTTAGAGGATTCTTTACAGGATTTAATGTTACTGAGACAGCAAATGAGCCTGGACATTTTAGTTATACTTTTTCTTTTACGGTAACCAGAAGGACGGGTAAGAGAGAGAACTTTATGCCATGGCATAGAGAGCCGACAGACGCTGCAGGAGAAACTATTATGAGTCAAAAGACTACAGAGGAGAAAGGAGCTTATCCTGGAAATACTAATTTATCTTTTGAGACTGAAATTACAAGACGAGGCCAATTATTTGATGAACCAAATATAGGCTATGTTAGCAGCGAATTCGTAGAGCCGATTGTAGACGTAGAAGACCTCTTAAATGAGACACCTGTAAGCAGAAGGAGTCAGGCTAAGGGTGAATAATTTTAAAAGTAGTATAATAGTTTAGCAAAGGCGGTTCTGTATGAGTTCTTCTTCAGATTTAAATATTCATAAACAAATGTCTGCAACATTTCAAAGGGTTAGACGAAATATTGTAGAAGGAAGAGATCCATTCCACGTTTCTTTAGTTGGAACTGGAGCGTCTGTATTTTTGGATCAAAATCATGCAAACTCTATAACTCCAGATACCAGAAACATTGTAGCCATGTCTCCCGAAGCTACTATTCTGGTTAAGAAGAAGGTCTTTTCTTCGTTAAGAAGCGCAAATGACTTAAGATATATAGATAAGACTGAAAAAATGCTACTATGGGCAACAAAGGCATTGTTTGCATACAAAGTTCAGCAGATAAGGGCTTATGAGAGCCTTACAAAATTCGAAAATTTTTATGCTGAAAATCAAATGTATAGCATGAATCTTCTGTCATCGTTTATAAAAGAAGGATCTCTTTTAAATATAGATAAATTGGCATACACTGCTAGTGAATATGCTCAGAAGAAGCTAGAAGAGTGGCTTGATGAAACCATAGATAAATGGGTGGATGATGATTACGGAACACCATTTACATATGATATTTCTACAGGATCATTTATTGGCAAAGATGAGCCCGTCATACCAACCTCGCCAAGCATTCTAGATCCCGACTCTCTTAGGAGAAATATGCCCAGCTTAAGAGCTACGGTTACCAACAGAGAGTATATTCAAACATTATCATCTTCTCAGGCTAATGCTATTTTGGAAAACAAGAAGAATGAATTTAAAGTAGAGTACGAAGGGGTTGATGGAAATGCAGCTCTTTTGGGAGAAGCGGAAGAAAACTTATCTATAGAGCTAGATACCTTTCTTAGTGATGTTGCAGATATCGTGGGAATTGGAGCTTCTGCCGAAACTTATGAGGCTATGAACGATGATATAGAGGCCACTCTTAGAAGAAATGCATTTTCTGTGGATAATCAGTTGACAACATGGGTTGTTGACCCAGAGAGTGAGGAGAATTATATAATAGGACCAGGAACTGGGGTTATTGAGGTTGCAATATTCAACAACTTTAATACAACCACCAATTATAATTCGTCGCCATCTTCTGCAAGCTTCTCTATGACATATCCCTACAGAATTGGAACAGTCTTGGAGGACGATATAGAGCTTGCTATAGAAGAGGCGCTTTACGGGACTGTAGGCGTGCTTAGCAGCTTGATAGATGGAGAATTTAGGTCAGAGGGCATGGGCTCAATCGCTGGGCCACAGGATAGCACGGCGCCTCCGCTAGACGCATCCTCGGTGTTGTCTGCAGCTCTTGAGTTGGGCGGAATAGGGTCTATGGATTCGTCTTTAGATACAGATTATATCAGAGATAGGCTTAGAACCTTTTATCTTGGAAAGCCGTTTATAAACCCTCCAGACCCTGTGCATTTTTATATACGTGGAAATAGAACTTTTACTGATTACACGTCATCTGGTTCTTCTTATCCAGAAGAAACTAGTGACGCGCCTTTTGATACAGGGTTCTTAGAGATTGATGACGTAATTTTAAAAGCAGAGTATCAGCTTTATACGACTCAATCTATAAGTTATGAGCAATACAAGGAGATGAGAAGGTTTCAAGACACTTCTTTTGGAATGATTCATGTATTCGGAGGCTTGGTTCAAAATACATCCGAGACATTTAATGGTGGATTTTGGAATTTAAATGTTTCATGCATTGATAATATGGAATGGTTAAGGTGGAGCAGGTTTTCTATTAAGCCATCTTTATCTGATCCTAAGAATATACTGGAAGACCCCTTGACTCCGTTTGAGTTAGTTAAGGATGAGCTTGGACAGGTTGTTGCTTCGGAGAAGGATTTATTATATGAAAATAAATTATTGCTAGACACCGGTCTTTTAAGTTTTGATTCTGGACTTTTCGCTGGACAAAATGCTACAGAGGGTAATTTGCTCCAGGGACAATACAATGGGGCAGGCTCTTCAGATGGTAAGAAAATTCTTCAGCATCCTAATGGGTTTGTTTATAGATGGAAGACTGGAGTGATAACAGCGACTGGAGGGTTCCAGGTCGTTGATGCTACAGGGGAAAATCAAGCTGCTACAACACAATTTTCTCAAAGATATTCTGTTACAGCAGCAAATGATGTATTAAACAACTTGGATATTCCAAATATCTTAAGCATCTTAATCGTTGGGCAGCCATATAACATAGAGACTTTTATAGAGCAATCTTTTGCGGCACATAATAAAAAAGATACTTCTGTAAATATGTCTCCAGACGATCCATTAACCGGAGTTGTAGAGGCAGTTAGAAAGCAGAATGAGTATTATGGAAACTTCCATCCATATAGGATGTTAAGTGTAAGTTCATCATCTGCAGAACAGATGATGAGCCAAGCGGGAGTACGCGAAACTGCAAATAATAATGTAAAAAATCTGCAAAAAAGAAAAGTTAAGATTAGAAAAAAAATAAGAGATTTAAAGAAGAGCATAAAAGTAGGCGCTAATACAGGAATTCCTGCCTCAGCCCTTGTATCAACATTAGAGGCTGAGATAGCAACTATTGACGCCGCCATATATCAGCAGGTAAAGACTGGCATGCAAGCAGATGGCGCTTTAACGGCGGCTGATGAGGTTGGCATTCAAATAAGTCTATCCGGATTAGCTCAGATGGGAGAGAGTCTAGTTTCTGGCGATGAGGATGAGAATCATGATATAACAAGAGGAATGATGCTTGTTGGCGCTCAAAGAAGAATAGAGGACGTTAGGCTTAATAGGGATAGAAATTTATTTATAGTGTCGGATCAATATGACATGGCAGACATTAGACCCTTCATTCTTAGTTTAAACGAATCTGGGTGGAACTTGTTCAACAGTGAGTATGTTGACGTTTTTGACAGGTGCAAGGCTGCTACAGGTCATTTGAAATTAGAATTTTTCTGCAATACACAAGGGCACTTGGAATTTAGACCTCCTCTTTGGAACAGAACTCCTATATCAGTTTTGAAAGAATCTATAAGACTACAGGAAGAGTCCAATGTGACTATTATGCCTTCCTTTATAACGGATTTGTTTCAAACAAGGATAGAGGGATTATATTTAGAAATACACACTTTAAATGTTAAGATTGTATTGCTATCATTAATGTTAGGAAAGTATCCTGACCTATACTTAATACCAAACATGAAGCTTTCAGGCCCAGCTTCATTGGAATTTTTCGGAGTAAAGGCTCCTGCGGCTGGAGATAGCGCCGGTAGCGGCTTCCTGGGGGGACTAGGGTCATTTTTAACGGGTGGGGGATCTTCTCAGAGTGGCGCATTGCAACTAGATATGATGGAGTATGAGAATTCTACAGGAGATTTGGTTGAGCAAAACAATTCATTATTTGGAGAGGGATTAAGGATCACGGCATCCTTTCAAGACAAGGGTGATATATTAGGTGGAGACACCGAATCTTTGCTTGGAACATTTGATCCAATTTTTCAAGAAGATGTTGGAGCATTCAATGATGTGCTTAATGTGGCTGAATCATCAGGATCAAGATCAAATGTTCGGCCGCCTGCGCAGCATTTGGCTAATGCAGAGAACTTGAATTATATAAGAAACACCTTTAAGAAACAGTTCGGACGAGATCCGGGCAGTGGCCTCGGGCTTGATGCAGCAAGCGGGTTTGTCGATAAAAGCGGCGGATCTGATAAGTCTAGTTTTATATTTGAAATGGGCGAAGATGATATAGATAATGCTCTTATGAGTAGCAATGGTCTTTTTGCAAAACTTAAAAAAGCTATTTCAAAAAGAGATAGCTATGTATCTATGCTTCAGGCTAATTTGGCAAAACAAGAGGAGTTAGAAGAGATTGAGGCCTTTTTAGGAACAGGAACGGAGACAGATGATATAAGCGTTTCAGATGGTGGTCAGTACGGAATCCCTACGGGAGAGGGAACCGCTGTAGACTTTTTAGAAAAGTTAGCAACAAGCATTGAGAATACTGTAGAGATTATAACGGGGAAAGTTGCGGAGGGTACAGTTTATGACCACTTGCTTGAAGATGACTCTAGAAACCTTTTGGGATATGGGTCTGGGAAAAGATATATATTAAAAGATGAGTATATCATGAACGCTACATTTACAGAGACTCCTCCTGATTTTACAAGAGTAGATATCAAGGGCGATGCACCACTGGGTATGGGCCAAGGCCTTAATGCCGGTGTCGATGGCCTGTATTTTTGGGCAGGAGCAACAGACTTTGACCTATGGAGGCAATATGGATACAAATCTGGTGGAGAGATAAAGCTTCCTTTTGTAAGCGATGTAGAGGGTCAGGCTAGGCCATATGCTATTTTGGAATTAATTTTACAAAAATTAAATATAAACAGAGCAGATATGACGGTTGTAGGTAATGAATTTTACCAACCAGGAGACACAATTTATGTGCCATCTAAAGGGCTGCTGTATTATGTTCAATCTGTCTCTCACAACTTTTCATATGGAAGCAGCTTTACAACAAAGCTTTCTTTGATATATGGCCATCCACCAGGTCAGTATGTTCCAAGTCCTTTGGATATTATTGGACAGAATCTTGTATCAAATTTCCTTGAAGATCCAGCTTTGATATATAGAACCCAAGGAAGCGATGATAACTATAGAGTATTAAAGCCAGATTCAACGCTTGTTTTCTCGGGAAATATAAGCATGGAAGGCTTGTTAAGCAGTAAGGATAACCAAAGAAGATTTACAAATATGATGATAGATATGACAGGATCTTTGTCTGGATCAAAATATGTTTTAATAAGAGGCTTTGCCAAAGATGAAAATGATACAGATGGAATTAGGAAGGCAAATGAGAAGCTGGCAGTAGTAAGGGCTTTGCTTGAAAATCCGGCTCAAATCTCTCAAAATAATGAACTTAAAAGTATGCGTTTGCCAAATAATATGCCTGTAATATCAGTAAACTCTACAAAGATTATAGAGCAGGTCTCTTACTTAGAGAGAAGTGATGATACAAATCCTATAGGTGAAATAAAATGTATGGACAGAAAGCTTTCTTCTATTTTTAAGTCATCAGTAGATCAGTCCTATACTAATTCTGAAGGAGGAACTGTGCTAAAGAAAGGTACTGACTTAGGAGTTTTCCCCAAAGGCGGGCCTCTTCAGTCTAGCTGGCTTGATATACGAGAAGATCTTATGAGTGATAAGAGGGGCGAAATAAAAATTGTCGAAGTTGGAGTTGTAAATATACCAAACAGCCTATTAGATACAACCCTAGAGACTGCCGAGTAGAGGATACATGGCTACAGCAACAAATCAAATACTGACCTTAGCAATCTATGAAGGCGATGTTGTAGATGTTAAGAGTGACGGAACAATGCTTTGCACAAGCTCTATTCAGGGGATGGATTCACCCATAGAGGTGCCCGGTCTATATGGTGGATGCAGTGATGCAGGAATGTATTCTGGGCAGGGAGGCTCAGGTGTTCAGCCGGGAGACAAGGTGTTGTTATGCAGGGTGCATCCCGGAAGTATGGGGGTAACACAGGCTCTTAGAGTTATTCCTGGGAAAAATAGAACAAAAAATACGAAAGAAGTTAGCCCTGGTCCCGGCCAGCCATCCGGAAGAACCAACTATCCAGTAAGAACATTAAAAGATGGAGACATTATGATCTCCGGCTCTGGCGGAGGCTTTCTTTCGCTGAGTGGAAACATCATAAAAAATGAAGTTTTTGTAGGGAATGTTTTAAAGAGCGGACTGTATGTGGGATGCTCTGGCAAAAAGACGGGTCTAGCAACAGTATCTCACACTATTCAGAGTGCTAGCTCTGGGCACAGGCTTTACTGCGGAGATGTAAACAGGGTAGCTGGCGGTTCGAATGGTCCCGCAAGTACATCTGGTTCGGGGCATGAGATAGGGGCTGTATCGACAGAGACGGTCGGCAGGACAAAAGGTCTTTTGTCTGATTCGGACGCCGCAGAGACATCTTTTCTTGGAGGAGTAAGAAACCCTGCTATATCACAATATAGATTGGTTATAAATGAAGTTTCTGAACATAGTAAGTTTAAGGGTTGGGATTTAGAGGCCGTATTAAGGTCAAAGCCAGGGATTGGATCGTTTTCTGGATCGAAAGAAAATAGGGCTCTTGGGGCTGACAATGTACTGCATCTGCAGCCACATCAGTTGATTGAAATAATAGGTGGAAATGTTGTAAATAATAGCGGCGATATGTTAGATCCAAATTATGGAGTGCTGGATACTGGAGTTTCAGAAGAGTCTGAGGTTAGCTATGAGGAAGCTAGGCTCAATAGTAGGCGAGGAATTGGTTATCATTTTCAGATGTCTACAAACTCTTTGTCAACAGAAACATCAAATGATGTAAATAATTTTGTTTACGCCATTGACAAAGAAGGATCTTTGAAAGTTAGCGTTCCAAGGTCTTCTAAGACTGGAAATATTCTATATCCAACTAGTGCCAACTTTTATGATGAGGGCGGCACAGTAAGTTCTGGGCCAGATAGTCAAGGGATAAATCCTGAAGAGAAAATACCTGTTTTATTAAGAACAAAGGGCAATGAGGCTGCTTTACCCCCGTCAACTGTAGTGACAACATCTCCAAGTCAAAGGGCTGTTACAGATACTGCTAGAAAAACTGGAATTAGATTTAAAAATGATAACAATTATTTTCAGGGAGTTAGAGAGGTTATTGGTGGAGACGGCAAGAATGTTAGAATAAATCCAACGAAATATCATAATATGTATGCTGCGGCTGAAATGTTAATTGCAAATATGGCAGACGGCATCATGGTTCCAACGGATACATCTGAATGCCCAGGCATAGAGATGGGCAACTCTATAGGCGAACCTTTCGAAAGATATTCAGTAAGCAATGATGGTGATGGAACAGATTCAAATACCGAGACAAAATTCATGACAGTTATAAAGGTTGCACCAGGTCAGCCTGCCATAGACACTGGAGGCGGAGTAATAGTTGCAGGGACAGATGGGTCTGCAAGCACAGTGCAAGGAGATGATGATGCTAGAATCAATGTTCCTTATGCAAATGCTTTTACGGTAGGATCAGAGGGCGGAACCGACCTGGAGGAGGGTGCGAAAAGTCCAGGAGGTAAAAGTGCCAATATAAACTTTGAAGGCTCCATAGAAATGTCGGTAGGAAAAGACGATAACGATCAGAAAAGTATACTTCTAGATACCGCCGGAGCCTTGGTGGCATGGTTTGGAAAAGATAAGAATGATAGAAGCTTAATAGTTCAAACAGATGGAGGGGTTCTTTTGAATGTGGGAGGAGTAAATGGAGATGTTTTTAACAAAGGAAGGCTCGATCTAAGGGTTAACGTGACTAACAAGGGGTGGCTTGGAGATGACGACTTTACGCCTCAAGGCGGACCACATGCTTCGGATTATTTGATATCAATAAGTGAAAATGGATTGGTAATAGCAGGCATGAAGCCAGACACTCCAATGATAATAAGAAATGATGGAAATTTATCTATTGAAAGTACGGCCAAGTTAATTCTAGCAGGACAATCGGTAGAGATGAGAGAGGGGAATCGACCTCCAAGCAAAACGCATAAAGCTCCGGTCTCTCAAGATCAAGAGACTCCAACTGCAGAGTCAGTGGCAGATGACGTTGGGTGTCTTATAACGCTTCTTAGTGAAATAACTGGTGATTAACAAAGCCAGCAAGTATAAGTGGAAGCATTGTGATTAATAATCAACTAATTTATTCATAATTTATATAGATAAATTAGTACAATACTAGTTAGTTTAGAGAGAAGTTTAATGGCAAGTAGTTCAGATTATACAGGCATATTGCCGCCTATTGTTGGCAGCATAGTCACCGAAGAAGAATACTCTACTATATATGTAAATTGTAATCCCGAGGCTCAGGGGTCAAGCACTGCTACGTCTGGAAGAAGCACTCTTGAAAGTCCAGAGTTAGGCGTTATATTTCCTGATAAAGCCAAGACTGATACGGTAGTCCCTCTTATAGGCGGCTCCATCGTTACCTTGAAGCTTAATAATGCAGAATTTAACACCTCTAGAGGTAAAAGCGATAATAATGATAAAAATCTAACGAAATATAGAACTAGAAATTTAAACAAAAAAATAAAAAAAATTCCAGGCATAAGTGCTGCCTCTACAGGGGAGGGCTCAGAGTCTACAGAGGAGAGTACAGCGGCTGAATTTGTTGAAATTTCCAATCTTGTAGATGCAAGGCTAGAGATAAACAAGGCCTTGTCATCAATGCCTTCTCTCTCTCAGCAGTGGTATAATGCCGGAATCCCAAGTCTTGTCCTTTCTAGGTTTAAGTCTACAACAATTGATAATGCAGCAGATTTACAAAAAGAGATAGATAAAAAGGCAAAAGACAAGATAAGACTCTCTGGCTTAAGACCTATCGGAACACTGAAATTTATACCTATAGAAGTTTTGAAAACAATATTGGATATTTTGGCCAATACGGAAAAGGAAGACTTTGGGTTGGCCAACTATATTGGTATATCTGGAATAACATTTGCAGAGTTGGCAAAGTATTTAGATGGCTATAAAGAGGACGGCAGAACGTATAGCGGTCTTGGCACAGGGTCGGACCAGGAAGATAAGTTAATACAGATTTTATTGGAAATATTTCCAATTTTTCACATAGACGAAGACTACATTGATGGAGAAGATGTAAAGGCTGACATAGGGTATTTTACAGCACATGATGATACGCTTTATGTAAAGATGCCAGACCTGTCTGGCAGGGATAGCTCAGGTTACTCTTCAAACCTATATGGCATCGAAGAGGATGATGCTGATGAGCATATAACCTTTTGTTTTGAAATGGCAAAGTTTACAGAGTATTCTGCAGTAGCCTTTGATCACGTAGCTCCACCGGTTCTTACCTTATCAAGTGGAGACGAAGAATACCCGACCGATGAAAGTGATATCGCCATAACAGTAGAGAAAGAAGGATTGGATCCAGAATCTGGGATTAGTTATTACTTGTCTCCTATTGTAGATACTAAAGCTTCGACAAAGGTCAGAGGTTTCAAGGAGTCTTCTGATGCAGTTGAAATGTTTACAGCTCCTGTTCTTACGAAGCCTTATCTAAAGGATACTAAGCCGATAATTTCTGTCGAAGATGCTTCTTCTGAGTTTGTAGAGATATATGAAAAATTACTAAAACATCTTCAGGATGACGTTAGTGTGTTCAATCCAGATGATATGGAGAGAAACTCTCTCATATATAATGATGAAAGACTTGTTTTGAGCCCAGAAGCTAATCATTTTGTTTTTGAAGATTTAGGATTGCCATTAACCGTGTCTCTGTCAGACGTAGGAATAAGTAATTTATCAGAATTATTAGGAGAGTTAAATCGCCCTGAGATTTTGCTAGGAATGCGAGGATCAGAGTCTTCGAATGATAAAAGTGATGAAAAGTTTTTTAAGCCAAAAACAGCTTCTGCAAGAGATATTATGGCATCAAATAGGCCGAATATTATCCTGGATATTGACGAACAGATTCCTTCTAATTGGATAAAGTTATCTTCTCCAAAGTCTGCAGAAGAAGATGATGAATGGGAATTGGAGATTCCTTATAAATCAAAGGCAACGAATGAAGGGACTACGGATGCCGGGTTGGATATTTATAATGATGCGGCCACAGTTGAGTTCGTTCTTTATGCTGTAGATGAATATGGACAGATAGTTAGAGCTCCAGGGCAAAATGTAAAAATAAGACCAAAATCATCCATGGTGACGATACTTGACCCCAATGGGTTTGGAAGAAATAATGCCATTAACCTATCAGACCCATTGGGGTCAGCCTCTGTTACTGGAGAGGGGCTAGAAGGAATTACAGTTGCAACCTTTTCCTCTGATGAGTTAGGAGAGAATATAGTTGCAACCCTAGAGGACGGTGTAGATGGGGTTACTATAAAGAGTACTTCAGATAGTTCTGTAAAAATAAAATCAGATGAAACAGTTGCATCCATTGTTGGTGCTGCGGTTGGCACGTTTTTTATGAGACTTGTATCCTCAAACGGAATATCTTCAAACCCGAAGGCTATTTATGTTTCAGAAGATGGAACCCGTGACGGCCCGGATGAAGAGGCTGCAAAAATAACTTTTGATGATCCGTTTGGCTTTTCTGTTAAAAAGTTTGGAAAGGCCGTTCACTCTATACCTATAATAATGGATGGCACAAATAGTGCAAGTATAACTTTAGAGTATAAGAAAAAAATCTTTACAAGCGATAGCGCTACTCTTTATGCATATATAGCCGTAAGTGATAATGATAATAATTTAGCCATCTTAAAAGAGGACGTTGGATGGACCGAGGAAGACGGAGAAGAAAAGGCTCCAATTAAAAAGATATCTATAGAAACAGAGAAATCAACAAGCAATTTTTATATCCCAACAGCTTTGGAATATGAATTTGGATCATCTGATTTTGAAAGAAAGAATAAACGAAAAGCCGTATTAAAGTTTCTTGGGAGCACCGGACAGTTTCTTAATCTTAGCAGATTCACTGAGCTTGAGGCTCCGGCCAGTGGTTCGGCATCCAACGAGTATCCTGCCTATATTCTGTTAACAAATAATAAGTTGAGCGACACATCTGTTAGCACATTAGATACCAAAGGTAATGAGTATGCCGTTATCCCTATAGGGTCCTCTTCGGATGATGATAAATCTTATTCTCCGTTTATTTCCGCACCGCATGTTTTGGGACTTGTAACACAAGTTGATGGAAACTCTGGCTCTATGTCTATAGAGTCAAGCATTAGCCGTGAGGCTCTAACCGCATCGACTAATGAGTTGGATAAAAAGATTAGGCGACTAGATGTTACAAAGATAAAGTCGGGCAAGGAGCAAAACTATAGACTGGTTGCATGCGATAGCTTGACTAGGCTGGCGGTAGTATTTCGCGGCCCAGATGAGCCAAAGCTGAAAAAGCTTTATAGCGCAAAGCTTGGAACTAAATCTTTAAAGGGTTATAAAGCCGGCAATGTTAAGTATGCTGGAGATAATTTGCTTGTTGTAAATTATAAAAGCATAAGTGATGTAACCGATGAGGGCTGGGTTGATATAACTATAACAAAAAAGGATAAAAGGTTTAACGTTACATATGATTCAACCTTATATAATAGGACTACGGTTACATTCTCTGATAGTTCTGAGATATCAGAAGGTTCTTTCACGGTTGAGGCAAGCGAGGATACAAACGTATTATTATCTGGAGAAGACAGAATAATACCTTTGGTAGAAGACGGAGAGAGTACATCTAAATTTGTTGATTCGCTTGGGAATGAAAATGCATCTTCAGTTATATTTCCAATGGGGAAAGGCACTCCTCCCTTTTCTCCGTTTCCATTGATACCTGCGGAAAGTTATAAAGATAGTGCAACTAATTCGGAAGCTTATTTTCTATTTAGCAATCCGATTAAAGTGTATCCCAGTGTGGATCTTGTGTTTGGAGCTATAGACAATAGCATTGTTTATGGTATGGCCCTGTCCGACTCACCTGTAGACGAAAATGGAAAACCTGGTGTTGAAGTAATAAGCATAAGTACAAGCGGAAATACTTCGGTAGCGATGAGTCTGGAAGACATAAAGGGAGCTCTGGAAGCTATGGGGGCAGAGGCCGCTGCGGCTCTTGATGCCGCTAAGCAGGGTGCTGAAGATATAGCCGGAGAGGTAACAGACTTAAAGAAGACTCTAGAAACTACAGAAAATGAGGATGAAAGGGCTGCTCTAGAGAGCCAAATCGCGGACAAAGAAGAAGAGGCTGCTGCAATCAATCAAACGATAGATGAGTATGAGGCAAACGAGGAAGCAGCTGCGGCTGCTCTTGCAGAGGCAGAGCAGCAAGCCTTAGATGCTAGTTCTGCTGGCTCTGTAGACGTTGCAGGCGGCTTTGCAGAGGGCGTCGATGCCGTCACAGAGGGCGTCGATGCCGTTATGGGGGCTGTGGGTGACGCATTGGGTGCGTTGAACGATGCCCTGTCTCTATTGCAGACGATATCTGACACATTGTCAAGCTTGGCAAATATGGCAAATCAAATTGCTGATGCGGCAGAAGCAGGGTTGGCGTCTGTTTCGAATAGACCTTCTGATTTTATCAAGGTAAATATTAAACATGTTTATATAGATAAAGATGCAAATATATCAAATTCTTATGTTTCTATAAAATCAGACCAAACAGTGGGCAAATTAGTTGTTTCTACGAAGTTTACGCAAGTAGCTGCAATCAGATTTAATGTTCCAGAAATTATTGAGCTTAGAGTTAAGGACAAAAGCAGCGAGCCCTACAGGCTCACTCCTCCAAGGCAATTTTCATCTGCAGTGATAAACAGTGGCGACAAGCTTTTTCTTAAGACGATTTGTGCAACGCCAAATACAAAGGTTGAAATTGGCGGTTTTAGAGTAAAGACCAATAAGGGCAGCCCATTTGAGGAGGGGGAGTATAGAAACTTTGTAACAACAGTTCCAGACTTGAGTCAGTTTTCATTATTTGGCAGCAGTGATTGTTTGAAGATCACAATGACCAATTCTAATGAAAATAGAATGAGGCTTGTAAGTGTGTCTGGAAACGATATTGCCTTAAATCTAGATAAGAAGTGGGGCAAAAATATACTTGGAGGAAAGAGAAATAAGTCAGGCCCAGCCACAGATCTTCAAGATGCTCTTGGTGACTTTTATTTAAGATTTACATCCGTTAAGCTGGAGAAGGCAAACATTGCAAAAGAGTTTTTGCAAAGCTTCTGCGATATGTCGTTCCACTTGACTGCAGAACTATCACTTCAGCTTAGAAACTTTAAAGTTCTTCTTGTGCCTATTAAGGTCATCTTCTGCATTATTGACGTTATATGTGCCCTTCTTCATCCAATAAGGCTTGTTTTCGCTATAATTAGATTATTCTTATGCCTATATGATTTGATATTATTATTGCCACAGCTGTCTGTTCCTGCTATGTATTTGGCAATATTGCTTCATATTCTTGAGTTACTGCTTTGCGTCATCCTGAAGATACTCGGAATTCTAAATGCTATAAACGAAATTATTGCTGCTCTTGAAGTTGCTATAGAGCAGAAGAATTATGCTTCTATAATGGCCCTTGAGGAAACCTTGAACGAACACTTGTTCAGCCTTGAGGCCGACCTGTCTGTTCTGGAGCCGATTTTAACAATTCTGGCCCTATTCCTTGAGCTGTTAGGCTTGTTGTTCGCATTTCCTTGTCAGATAGGGGCTGACGAAGATGACGATGCCTGTATTGATCCATCACAACTTGCAGGCTTAATCATAGGAAAGGTGGCTCCATTTGGGCGAATAGAGCCCGACGCCTTGCTTCCATTGGCTCAGACTTATACAACACTACCTGTTGATGAGGTCGGAACAAAGGGTAACACGCCTCCGGAGTCTGCTGACGATGGGGGTACCGTAGAAACAAGTACTGGAACTAATCCTACCAATATCCTGAAAGAGGTTATCGAGTATGGTGGCGGAAACGTTACAACAGGTGCAGATTACGAAGGAAATACTCTTCCTGGCCTTGTTGATAATATGACGGGTGAAAACAAAACTGTAGAAGAGGGAGGCTTTTTCTCAGGAGATACAACCGATAGTGGACAGATAGATAATGTTAACTATCAGAATTTACGTTTTAATGAATTTGAGACAGATCAACCAGGGTTTAATGGAACATTCTCATTATCATTCACTAAGAGTGTAAAAGAATTTGCAATTTTCACAGGGCCAGATCCAAGGATGGTTAGATTTAAGTTTAAAGAAAAGGGCTTAACAAATGCTTTAGCGTTTATTCCATTTTGGTTTATTTCTATATTCTTTAGAAAGAAGACTATAGATAACCTGCAAACTATGGACTCTCCCCCTGGATTTTTAATCCCCAACTCTTCAGGCACAGGTCTTAAAATAGCCGAAACCGGAGATGACATAGGCTTAACAAGCCCTATAGATGGAGAGACCGGAATCTTCTTGGAGACAAATGATGGCGGAGCGTCTTATCAGCCTCTTCCGTTGACTGCAACAATAGAATTACAGGAGCCAGGGGTCGACGAGGATACCAACTTGGCCGTTTTTACTCCCACAACTGTTACAAAGACATTTGGCAACATTCCTATGATAGCTTTAGTTGATGATCAGTTTAATGTATATTTTGTTGAAGAGACAGATGACGGAGGAGGGATAGTTGTAGAAGATATTGATGGAGTTCCATGCATTACGTCTATTCATGCCAAGATGATCAATCATCCTTCTGCTCCCAAGAAAAAATTTGCAAGAGAAGATAGAGAGGTTTACAGAGGCAAGGACGATATGCCGGCAAAAAGCGACAGAGCAACCAGCATGTCGGATAGCCCCATTCCTGCTGGTCAAAAGATTATTTATGAGCAAGCAAATGCAAATTGGGCATTGGGAATTGACGAAGTTATTGAGTCCTATACAACGGATCCATCGGGCAACTATGGCGGCCCCTTTACTAAGTATGATGATTTTAATAGTGAAGCAGGAGGCTTTCCTGATGCTCAGACATATTTAGATGACTATGTTGTCGACATCCTGGCGGCAGCCGACCCAGGAGAACCTCCTTTTCCAGACTATGGTGTATATGATTGGTCAAATGGATCTAAAAAAGAGTTAAAAGATCTTGGAAACTCTATAGATACAGTTAAGGTCTTTGACTTTCCAAATCTCTACATTGTTGATGTTAGGCAGGTAGCTGACGATATTGCGGCAGCCTGTGGAGCCTCCGGTCCAATGGAACTTCTGCTTGACCTTCCGGGGTTTGAGAATCCAGATGAGCTTGAAGATAGCATTAAAAGAATGAAGGAATGTACAGAGGAGTTTATAAAGCACTTTAAGGATACAGAGGAAGACGAGGATGGTATTCCTAAGGGTGTTGCACCACGGATTAAGTACAAGTTGGCCAACGGAATGATTCCGGACAAAACCTCAATACCAGATGCTATTGGGAAGTTTAGAGATTTACAGAAATGTTGCGAAGACGAGATAGACGTTATGTGCAAGTTTGTTATAAACCCGCTTAATACATCTTTCAAATTATTGAATGATGATGACGAAACGCCATTAACAGACTATATAAATCCGGAGCAGAAAGAGCTTAAAGACTTAATTAAATATGATATAATTGATGAATTAGATACAGAAGGAGAGCTTGAAGGTTTCCCCACGATTACAGGCGCAATGGAATATGCGTCAGGAATTGGTGACCTTGCAGTTGTAGAGGTTGGAGAAAAAGCTCTTATTAAGATTATTCCAAGAGATTGTTATGATGAGCCCCTGCATGCAACCCTAGATCTTACAGAGAAGATTAAGATAGATTTCTTAGAGGACGAAACAGGTTCCGCTGAGTTGGTTGAGGTTACAGAGGGCAGCGGCGAATTGATAGAGAAGGATGATACAGAATACTCCTTGGCGATAAGCGCTAAAACGAAAGGGAAAGTGGTTATAAAGGCTACGGTTTGCTCTATGGTAATACAAGCGGTTACAGATAGGGGAATATTAGGTGGGTCATCAGATGAGACAGATGGAGTAGATTGTATAGATGATGTTGAGACAGAGGATTCAGATGGTGATGATATTTTTGCTCCAGGATCACTAATGAAAGTAGACAGAACTCTTACAATCTTGTTTGTCCCCGCCGCTGCAGACGGCCCAGGTGCAGGAAGATATGGTGATGCAGATAGGGAGGAGAGCGCTCGCTCGGCTAAGCCAGGGCCGCAGAAATTTGGTACAAAACTGGAGAATTAATATATGATTGAAATATCGGAATTGCTTACAAGCTACGAAAAGACAAAAGAGGGCAAAGATGGTGTTCCTCCGGATCATTTGAAAACTGCATTTGACGCAGCCATAACGTCTTTGACCACAGGCTTTGGGGTTACAGACCTCCATGGTGCTCTCGGTCAAGGCGCAGGAGGTCTATCAGATGAATATGCCAAAATGTTTGAAGGAGTTGCGGAAAATTTTAGTACTCTTTTTGCAGAGCTGAACAAGATGAGATCGTCTTATCTTCCGATAGAGTTGATCGAAGGATTGGATAGTGAGGGGGTTCCCAAAACTATAGAGGAAGTTGTAGATACACAGTCTATTCTGGAATCGTATGAAAACACATTCTTTAGAATGCTTGGGATGCCATCAACAGCAGATCTCGACGATAATATGAAATTAACAACTGTCGATGAGACTGGAAAATATGTTAGTGATCAATTCAAGAGTAAGTACGAACCTATATTAGACAAGAGGCAAATAAAAAGATCAGAAAGACCAGGCGCTCCAACCAATAGTATTTATGATTTTGTATCTGGCTCACAAAGCGCAATACAGCTGCTAGAGAGTGAGGGGTTTACAAAGTCTGAAGAATTAAAGGCTGTTTTGGCTTCGTTAAAGTTTTTATATGATGCGGATGAGTATGATGCAGCAGGAGTTTCTACGTTAACAGGTCTTATAGGAAACATTGGAGATGAAACGGTTGGCTCTACATACTCTGATCTGATAACGGCAGATCTTGAAACATACAAGAAAGGATATGCTTCTGAGGATGGCGAGGAAGCCACGGCATCTCCTGAGCTTATACAGGTAGCTATATTTAGTATATTAAAAAATTCTTTAATGCATATAGATCCAACTCGAACATATTCTATAAGTACACTGAATTCGTTATTTAATGAGTTTATAACTTTAAAGCCGGATGTAAACCTTATGCATCTGAATAAAGCTGAGGTTTTTTGGGAATTTTCACATTTATTATTTCCGCCTGTTCAAGATGGCAGGATAGCAAAATGTATTAATGAGCCAGCGAAGATGGTTGCAGAGCCGTTTACTCCAAACATTTTAAGAACTATAAATGGTCACAAGATGAAGTCAACGTTGCTGGAGGCGGTTATAAGGATAAGGTTGGATATAATTAGCGGCACGCAAATTGCATCTCCCAATACAGAGCCTGGATCTGTCCGTCCCCCGATTACTGCAGGAAATTTTTCAGTACCAGTATCTCATGAGTCTGTTATAGAAAGAATGGGACTTATAGAGTCTTTGATTATAGTGAGATTGTTTACAGCGGTTCAAGGATTTGCTTTTGATGTTTATAACAGAATAGGAGATATGGTAAGCCTTCAGCATCAAAATGGCAATGTTCCTGGAGGCGAGATGGCTGAGGACAATCAGGCTACGGCTATTGAAAAAAAGAAATTTTGCGAAACAAACGACCAAAGATGTCAGTTAGAATCTATGAAGCTTATTGAAGACTCTATGTTATTGATATTGGGAGATAGCGATGTCCCTGAGGTGCTGGACATGCAGGTTGGAGTGGCCCGAAGCTCCGGAATGAAGAATGCACACCTGATGAGCGCTGTTTTGTCAATTATGGACGTACCAAGAAGGTTTGTTGAGAGTCGGCTGGCATCTTTGGATGAAGAGCAGGAGCGAGCAGCAGAGAAGGCTGGTGATGCTGCAAGGTCTGCTGTTGCAAATAAAATTGGAATCTCAAAGGGAGTTGGAGCAATTGATGTTTTGGCTTTTCTGATAGCACTTTTTACAATGAAGGAGAGCGAGCTTTTATGCTTGCTTACTCCAGAGCAGTTTGAAAATCTTGAGGCAGAATATCCAGATGGATTTTTCAGCAGCTTTACGAGAGAATTGACTATAGATAATGCAGTAAATAGGGTTACAGATAGGGCTTATGATGCTTATCAGTTATTTAGGCACGCTCTAAGTAAACAAGGAGGCTCCAATACCGTACCTGTTTCTACAGAATGAGAATAATATTTCTATTATTTTTAAGGTAAAAAACAGAGTTAGGGGAATATAATATGTCTTTCGATTTAACCTTGGAAAGAGGTGATATCAAAATAAGTGCAGATGGAACCATTGATACGGTTAGTGGCAATTCAAAGTTGCGACAAGATATTATAAAAATATTATTAACCGAGATTGGTGATAATAGGTTTCATCCGAAATATGGAAGTTATATTGGCGCTTTACAGATAGGTCATTATGCTGATGGAAAGTTGGTGTCTTTAGATCTTGAGGGGTCTGCCAGAAAGGCTATCAGGAACCTTATGGCACTTCAGAGAGCACAGGGTAAGAGGCAAAAATTAACGCCGGGAGAGATTATTATAGATATATTGAAAGTTTCAGTTTCTAGAGACGAAGTTGATCCCAGACTTTATAATATATTTGTTTCTGTATTGACGAAGAGAATGACAGAAGTTAGAAGCAACGTTACAGTAAGAATAGCTTAGGAGAGAAGATGGCAAGATTTAGATCATTTAGTGAGATTGTTTCTACGATGATAGATAGACTGAAACTTTCTCAGCCAAATCTTGATACAAAACCCGGAACTGTTTCTAGGGATTTGTTTGTAGATTTGCCTGCAGATCAAATAGCAAGGCTGTATTCTTCAATAAACTTGGTGTCAGAAAAGCAATCTCTGGCAACGACTGTAGGAAGAGACTTGGATCGATTAGCTTCAAACTTTGGAACCTCAAGAAATACTGGATCATCCGCAAGTGGAATTGTTGTATTTTGCACAAATAGCTTAATGACAGATATATCTATTCCAACCGGAACCGTTGTTACTTCGAAAAATGGATCAAAATTTAAAACAATTGGAAACTTTGTAATGTCTTCTGCTGATAAAAATAGATTGGCAGCAAATGCCAATCGTATACGGCGTGCGCTGAATATTGCCGGAATCAGCAGCTCATATGCTTTGGAGGTGCCTGTTCAGTCTGTTCGTCCTGGAACTACAGGGAATGTAGGATCTCTACAAATAATTAATACAGATCTTGCTTTTCCGGTTTCTGTAACAAATCTGACAGCAATGGTCGGAGGAGCCAACAAGGAGACAGATAACTCTTTTAGATCTAGAATTTTGTCTGTTTTTAGCGGAGCAAATATAGGGACATCCTCTGGATATAGAAACTCTATTCTTGGGGTCAATGGTGTGCTTGATGCATTGGTAGTAGAGCCGGGAAGTTCATTAATGTTAAGAGATGGCACAGAGACGATAGAGACGGGTGACGGGTCAGATAGAATTATAAGCTCTGGAACAGGTGGCAAGGTAGATATATATGTATTAGGAAGAAAGGTTCAAGAGGTATCTGAATCTTTTATCTTTACAGACTTATCTGGTTCTGGAAATATTTCTGATGAAAGAAATGACTATACCTTGGGGCAGGCCGGCCAGGACCCGACCAGAACATCTGAGGAAAGAAGGGTTTTGGCATTTAAAAATGGATCACTACCAGTGCAACCTGTTGATTCAATGGTTTCTGTGACCGGCAGCTCTTCGGGTCTTTTTACAGAGTCTTACGAAGATAGCGACGGAGTTGTCTATGGAAACTTTGAGCTGGAAAAGGATTTAAATCCGGAAACTGGAGGCAGTCCGTTTGGTTTTGACAAAATACATTTTATATCTAATACGAAGATCGTAGAAGGAGAAGGGCTCACGAAGATTGGATCTTTTAGCTCAGAAGCCCTTTCTTTTAATGATATCAATGAAATAAATCAAGTATATAGAGATATCAATGAAACAGGAGAGAATTCTGAAGTGAGTTCTGCAGGGAATGAGTTTATAAGTTTAATACACACCCCTATAATTAGAGTTAGTCAGGTTCAAAATAAGACAACTGGAGAGGTATATTCGGTTGTAGATCAAAATCTGGATTCAGATGGATTAAATACTTCTGGAGTGATAGAGATTTCAGGAAGATCTCTTCCTACTGCTGCAGATATCTTAAGTGTAAATTATACATGGAGGCAGGTATATGATCCATATGTAGACTACGCCGGATCATCAAGCTTATCCCAGTTTAGAGACTCATCTTTGACTGATTCTATAGACTGGTCCTCTACCGGTGGGATTTTCGAAGAAGAGTCCGTAGTAACAAAATCAGAAGATGATTTGATGTTTCAAGTAAAGCTTGCTTATGACATCTCCAAGGTTATCTCTGTATATAAAAGAGAAGAGGTTGAGTCAACAATTAGCGTGGTTGACACGTCAGGCACAACGGACTTAGTCGGGATTGAGCTTGACTCTGCAGATGAGGCTATAGACAATATAGTGTCTATTCGAAGAGCTAGTGATAATTTGGAGCTTTATAATACATTAGCAGCAGATGGAACGTTTGACGCAAGAATTATATATTTGCCATCCGATTCCGTAGGGTCTATTGATGATGAAGTTGTTGTTTATTATAATAAGGTAGAATTATTTGATATAAACAAAACAGATGGATCATTCTACAATAACGTTGTGGCCCTACCATCCGAGGGGGTGTTGGACGCAGAAGAGGTTTTTGACACAGTTGAAGACCTGTATTTATCTGGAGATGAAGTTTATGCAACTTATGTTGCAGATATAAGCATTGTGCATCCAAGCACAAGCTTGAGCAATCTTCCAATCACAGGAGGAGAGGCTTCGAATACTCTTCTTGGATTAGAGGGTTCTGGGTCTTCTACGAATCAACCAGTATTTTTCGAATATGATTCAGGGGGAGATCCTCATTCTATTATCAAATTCGGGCCGGCTAATTTGGATATTAAAGTATCGGGAATTTCTAAACCAGGCAAGATAAAGGTTTCTGGAGTAACTCTGAATAGATATACTGTAGATGTAACTGCCGGGACAGCAATGAGTGGATTTGTGTTTGATATAGAATCTGAGTTAAAAACAGCATTAGATCTAACCTCTATACCTAGCAATATGGGGATAGCGAGGGTGGATAAGGTATGTTTGCTAGATTCTTATGGTGAAATAGATAAAGAGTTTAATATTCTTGGATACTATCTAAATGACATAACATATGATATAGGCTCTGCTCAAGCTGATTCAGACCTAGATAATTCTCACTTTACTTTGCCATCTACTTCAACTAATAGCGCTATATCTATTAGTTCTGGAGATACGATAAGGGTAGAGCTGCTAGTATATAATACAGAGGGTTATGAAGAATTATATTATTCCTCCTCTGAGCTAAGAACTACGAGCAATAGGTTTGCCAGAATCGATAGGGTTTCTGTGTCGTCTGGTTTTAGGTCTGTAACTGGGAACCTAATAGGAAGTGTTGAGATAATGATGTCAAGCCAGCCGAAGTCTGGCTCTACGTATTATGTTGATTATGACTTTTTGGCGCCAAAAGAGGGCGAGAGAATAACTGTATCTTACAATGTTAACAAACTTATAGCTGACGCTACAGTCGAAATAGAGAGAGTTAGGCCTGTTACCGCAGATATTCTTGTGAAAGAAGCAGAAGACCTAACGGTTGACGTAGAGGGCATGCTTCTTATAAATGAAGAAGCCTTGGGAGAGGCAGATAAGATTGTGGAGAATGTAATAAATTCTGTTACGAATATAATAAATACATCAAGCCTTGGTTCTATTGTAGACTATTCAGATATAATAGCCGTAGCCGCTGGAGAGAGCGGGGTAGATTCAGTTAATATTTCCCTATTTAATGAGTCTGGCAAGACTGGAAGAAAAGCTTTTATAAAGGCATTAGACAATCAAACGATATCTCCTGGAACGGTTATATTCGAAGCAACATCTAGAAATAAATTTAGAATCAATTAGGGAAAAGCATGTTAAGACCAGTTTCTTTTTCAATACCATCCAGTACTGAACTTAGAGTAAAATTTAATGATGAACCAAATGAATTATTAAGTAAAGATAATTTCTTAGTCGAATCAGTAAGTGGAAATATTGATGATCTCGAAGTAACAAAAGTTGCAATCGATGGGCGTGCCGTAATTGTAACTACAAGGCCCCAAGTCGTTGGGAACTTTTATGTCTTAAAGCTTTTAGATTCAGATGAAGTTTTGTTTACATCTGCCAAAGGAACCCCCTTAGTAAATGATGATGTAAGCAGAGAACTATTCTTTATAGGGCTAAAGAATCATAATCCAATTAGAGATCGAATGGTCTCAAAGGTTCCTAAGCTTTATAATCTAGAAAATTCAAATGTTAATAAGATTATTGAGGCTCAAGCGGAGGAGTTGTTTCAAGCTCAAAAACATATTGGAGAATTATTAAGTGATAACTACATCTCCGTCGATGTTGTTGATGAGCAGAGAACTAGAAGTTCAGGCGCAACAGATAGGCTGATTAATGAGAATGCATATTTAGTAAAAAGAGTTTCCGAAAAGCTTACAAATGCCAGCTTGACATTTGATACAATTAATTATACTGAAGACTCTGGTATAGATGGACATTTTTCTATACCAAATTATCCAATATCTTTACAAGAGGTTTACGAAGAAGATGAGGAGATATCTCTTTCTTCTGAGAACAATAGCTTTAAAGGATTTTTGATATCGTTAACAAACAAAAACGTAATAAAACTAACTAACTTAAAACTTATAAAATCTACTGATGAAGAGGATTGCAACGAAGAGACTGGAACAGAATATAATATTTCATTATACAAATATTCGATTAATAACAACAGATATGATCCGACATATGCTTTTAGCAATATTGACTTGGAGTCAAATCAGGTATTGCTTTCTGAGTTTGGAAATATAGATGAGCCAACGGTTGGTGATACAATTATGGTGTCATATCTTTATAAAGACGTTGGAAGAAAGGTTAATGAGGCTTCAATAGAAATATATAATTTACAAGAAGTTGAGTCCGAGTCTGTTCCGACTAATATAACTAGATTTTTTCTGGATAATGCGCCTATAGTTGACTCTAATAATGATGTTCCAGAGAGGGGCGGCGTGACGTTTAGAACGGGAGAGAACCTGTCAGATGTGCCGGATGAATTTCAAAGAGAGCTTGTATTTAACGCCTCAAAGCTGCCATCGAAGCTTGGAGAATATGCAATAGATTATTCGACAGGAGAAGTTATAGTCGTAGGGGCAGAGGAGATTGGCGATGGGACTGGGGCAAACAATAATATTGCATCATATTTGTATAGAAATGTTTTTTCTAAAAACTTAGATTATTATATAAAAGATGATGAGTTTGTTGCATCAAGCAATAGAAGTATCGTCAATGAAGAGGTGTCTATAGACTTTAATTATGATAAAGTTTATGTAGAAGGAGTCGATTATCGAGCACCCTGTCATACAGAGGTTTTTAATGAATATGTTGAAAATAACTTTGAATCCTCATTTGTTATTAAGCCTAAAAATACTCCCATAACAAACGTATTTAGAATTTTTAATCAGACAACAGGTGAGGTCTATCCGCTGTTGTATCACACAAGAGATGAGGTTGTATTCTCTGGAGTGAGATCTCCAGAATTTAGGACCGAAATCAGTGAGTTGGCAGACTTTAACTTGGTTGAACTAGAAAAGTTGAGTCCAATAGGGGAGTTTGTTTGCCCTGCTTTCTCTGTGACAATATCGGCCAATGCATCGAATAGTAATATTCAGTTTTATCCGGGAATTCCCGCAGAATTAATTGATTATAATTCTCAAGATTATTTTATAAGAAGCACTGGCCTGGACGGTTCTGATGATCTTGAAGACTTGCAAATAAGATTCTTTGGAGAGCCCGATTCTGATAACTTAATACAATCTGTTGCAATAAGCTCTACGGCTACTGCGCCAAGTCTAAAGGAAGTTGTAACAATTGGAACAAAAGGTTTGGTGTTTAGTCTGGATAACTCTTATATTATAAACAACTCTAGAGATGCAATAGGGTCACATGTGAATACATCTGCAGAGTTTTCTAGATATGATCTTTTTCTTGTAGAAAAGTATTTTAACGAACTCTCTTCAAACCCCGGAACAGAGAGAGTGGGAGATGACAGCCTGGCATCCTCTATTTTGTCTTCAAAGGGAGACGATTTTTATGAAAACCTATCAAGACTAAGGAGGGTTGGAGATTACTGTATAGACTATAAGCATGGGCAGGTATATCTTGCGATGTCATATGATCAAGATTACGAACTAGGCAGCGTTAATTACAGGCATGGAGCTATAACGACATTTAATAGAAATATAATCGGAGTTACAGAGGCTACTAAAAAGCTCATATCCTCAGACTCTTTGGAGGACTCAACCATAATATATGATAAGGTTTCCAATACCAGCGAAGAAGCAAGCATTCTTGATTTAGAAAACACTATTTTGCTGCCAGATGGAGAAACTATGGCGCTAAACTCTGATGGCGAATTAGACGATATATGTATCATCTTGGATGACTATACGGTTGTTCTTCCGAACAAGGCTTCAGATGTAAACGGAATTTATACGCTAAGCTCATTAGAGGGCGATAACTTATCTTCTTCGGTCAGAGAAATTAGAGAGGAAGATCTTGGATCAGACCTTATAAACGAGTTGGTCAAAAATGGTGGAGGAAATCTTTATGATTCTACATTTATGACATTTGAAGATAATGTTATAGATCTAAAGAAGACATATAGTACAAGAGTCGCGGAAAGTGGGGATGACTATACTATTATAATTAATGATTCAGAATTTGGAGAAATTTATAAAATTATACATACGTCATCTGGTGCTGAAATATTTGATGAAAAATTAAACGTTATAAAGTTGGATGATTTAGAGGTAGTTTATGCAGAGCAAGATGAAGATGAGGTGATTATAGATATAAAATCAGGCCCTATATTGGACTCTTTAGACGTAAATGGAGACTTTCTGCTAGATAGCAGAGGCAGCAGATTTAGGATAGTTGACTTTGATCCTGAAACATCTCAGGTTGTGGTTTTGACGCCAGCAGAGAATAATGTAGAGGCGGAATTGCCTGAGCTTGGAGGGGCCCAAGTTATTGTTAAAGCTTCGGTAACCTCGTCCGACACTGGTGTTGTAATAGTTATTCCTTCTGATTCATATATAAACGATAGAGACCCAATAGATGTTATATATACAACGTCTAATACGCCGAGCGCAGGAACCAAGGTTGGAGTCGATCTTCGTTCTGGAAGGCTTTATTTAAATTACCTGTACTCATATGATGATGTTTATGTATCATATGAATATGGAGATAACGAGATAGATTGGTCAATTGGAAGCTCTATTTTAGAGGGTCAATCTTATCATGTTACATATAAATATGGAGCATTGAGAGATGCTCTTAAAAAGAATTTTGGCATATTAACAAAGATTCCATTTTTTCAAAGATTTTCTATAAATACAGATAGAGAGCTATATAGAAGCGCTTTAGAGGGAACGATGCAGGCGTTTACAAAGGGTCCGACCATTCCGGCCTTTGAAGCTCTTGTTGAATCGTTTACTGATATTTCTCCAGAGATTACTGAGTCAGTTTTTGGTAACTGGATTTTAGGCAGGGACTTTCTATCTCCAGAGGAGCTAAAGGCAGATGGTACGTTAGAGTTTAAAACATGTAAATTTGGCGAAGGAGTGATGATAAATAATGATACAGCAATTTATATGCCAGCTGTTTCAAATATTAATTTAGACGAAGGAACTATATCTGCATGGATATGCCCAGAGTGGGCCGGAGTAGATAATGATGCTACATTAACGATAGATATAGATAATATTGGAACAAAAAATTATATTTATAGAATTGGAAGCAATCCCTTTGATTACGATAATCATTTTAATATCCTTGCCTCTGAGCATGCCGTGGGAGGTTCAGATTATTCATCTCCCAGCATAACTTTACATAACTTTACAAGCTCATGGAAAGATGGAGTTGAAGGTGGAGAGGAAGAGGAATTTATTGGAGCGTTCGCCCTAACCAAGGAGGAGCCATCTATAGATAGATCTGTAAAGACAGAGCTTGATCTATCTCTTAAGGTATCAAGCTTTTCTGCTCCTGAGGCAATAAATCCCCCAAGAAGAAGGCCTTCTGAAGATTTACCTTTCAATAGGGCTAATTTGGGCATTCTGGGCCTTGGAAAGTCGCTTTCTGATGCTTCTAGAGGTCTGATTGTAGCGGGAAGCGAAGAGGATCTGTATCGCTTCTGTAGCCCAGCCTTTGTGTCTATAGGAGATAAGGAAAAGCTGTTATTTATGATGTTTTCTTTAAGGCCATTATTTAACCCTGAAAGTGGAAGGATATATACTTTTAGAGTTGGGTATGAGCACATTGAGGCTAATGAAATACCGGATTATAACAGGCTTCATGTTACTCAAAACTGTGTATGTTCAGTTGATGATACGTTAGAAGAGCTGTCAAAGTTTAGAGATAAAGATTTTCAATCAATCAAGGTTGATTTGGATTTCAATATAGACTTTGGATATATAAAAGATGTAGATGTTCCATTTGACAATGTTCCATCATCATTCAGGATTCTTGATACGAGAGGGGCCGTGTATGAGGTGTATGCCTTTTTGGATGAAGATGATAATGTTATATTGGATGAAATTCCGAATACTGTATCTGGGTTTATAGTAAATAGAATTCCGGAAAATCAACAATATATTACGGCACAAGGCGCGGAAGCTATAAACGATCTTCTCCCAACCGGTGAGATAACAGTGCTTTATCAGACAATGTCTGTCTTGACCAACGTTGATCCAGATGCAAAAAAATATATTGGATATGAAGGTAAAAGCTACATAGTTGATTGGATGTCAGATTTTGTAAACTTTAATATACTAAGAGATCCAATGAATAATAACGTAGAAATAACAGTAAAAAGCTCTGTTGATTCTAGCAAGAAAAATATAAAACTTTTTTATACAGACCTTATCGACGTTGAGATGGAAGAAGCTATTTATGAGGGTTTAAATTTTGATAAATGGTTTAATATCGTTGGAGACGTAACCTCTGTGAATAATTCAAGCAGTCTATCTAACAAGATAGCCGTTGGGACGTTAGACAGAACTACAAAATCTGTTATTGACATAGGAAGACTAAAGTACTCTGTTCACAACAGGTTTAGTGAGGAGGATGTTTATATAGGAGCAAGCGCCCGTAATCCGTTAAGAATACCGTTTGATGTTAATAAATATGATTTTCCAGACACATCAGTTGGGCTGCCATATAATGCAGATTCCGATGAAGGTTTGTTTATATGTTTTGACGAGCTATGCTTATCTCCGCTGGCAGAAGACGCTGGACAATGGGTATTTAGATCTCGGGCTGGAAATTCTATTTATGCGCCAACTAGTGTATATCCAACTGAAGATGGGCATGAATTTGGATACTCTTATGTTCCCCTTTCTCATGTATTCTCTGGAACTATAAATACAGACGGTGAATTCTCGTCTGTAGTGAGGGCTCATAGGGATGAGGATGGAACGGGGTGTCCCACTGGGTTGGTTTGCTCTTCTGAGTACAGATATTGTGGAGATGGCCTGCTAGAGGGTACGGAGAAGGGCAGTGGATGGAGGCGTATAAACGAAACAAGCTCAGAGCTTATAAATATTTTAATCGGCGGATCTCAAGGCGAGTCTTCCGCATGGATGAAGTTTGGGCACTTTAATACGAGCGCTATTGGCGGGGTTTATAGAGCCGGCCCTTCTGAACCGCACGCTGATAACTGCAATCATGACGTAACTGACCCTGCAGGTGGTAACCACTTATATACAAAGCTGCCATGTTATGGCGGAGATTACTCCGCTACAGTATCGTTTAAGGTATCGGAAGTAGATCACAAGATTGTAAATTCATCGGCAGGAAGGTTCCAGGGGGCAACGTCTGGAGTTATGACCGGAATTACTCCAATCCATATTTATGATGACTCAATAAGCATAAAAGTTTCATTGGCAATAAGCAACTCTGGTCAGCCACTGATATTGGTCATCGACGGCTTCTCAGAGGAGATAATTGACATATCGTATTTTAATTGGGACGATGGATTCTTTAACGTTCTTTCATTGATTAAGGATATGGAAAATGAAACAATCACAATTACATCCGAGGGCCAAATATTAAGCAAGCTTAATATTAATGATTTTGAAGAGGGCGATACTGAGGCGTGTGGAAAAGATCTCCGTGATAAATCACCATTTTTTGCAATACACCTATTTGATGCATCGTTGCTAAATATAGTTGATTTTCATAATAAATATTCTGGAAATATTATAGATATAGGCTTAATAGAGTATAGCGCAAGATTAGAGGATGGTGTTAATGCTTTCGAAGATGAGGATATCTTTATAAGCACAGACTCCAAGATTGAGTTTGAATTCAATGTAGTTGCTGCCGAAGATGGATATTTAGATGGATATTTAGATGGATATTTTGAAGGTTACGGGTACTCTTCGGATCAAGAGTTTGATGTAGATGAGGTTTATTTTACATCAGATAAGCTTAGGTATGTTTTTGATAGCGGTGAGGGTGGTTCGGAAAATAGAATCTCTATTTTTAAGGATGGCAAAGGATTCATGAATTTTAGAATTTATGACAACTCTCTGTCTGCAAGGGGCGATGTTAACATGTATAATATTGCAACAAACATAAAAGACTTTAAACCAGGAGAGCTTCATCATGTGGCAGCCAGTTGGAGATTGAATACTATTTATGAAAAAGACGAGATGCACCTGTTTATAGATGGTCTTGAAGCTCCAAATATTTATAAATTCGGCGGACCAGTTCTGGTAAGGATTAATGATAAATTTTCAGATATAAGCAAGGAGGTCTTGCAAGACTTTTTGGTAGATGGCATTGATTTTTGCAATACTTTTTCAGACGGAACAACCCTGGCGGGATCATCTACTTTTTCGTCAAATCAGGCAGGGTTCACATCAGATATGGTTGGAAGGTCTGTAATATTCTTAGAGTCCAGTATAGCTCCAACATATGTCGGCAAAGAGTATATTATAAACAGTGTAGATGGAAACAGTGTAACATTTGTTAGGGGTAGTGATTTAGATATAGTTTCTTTTGATACCTCGGCTTCTGATATAATCTTCATGCTTCCTCCGACCGCCGGAATCAAGATGCCGATTGCAACAGATCTGAGAAATAGTGAGTTTGCGATATTTAAAACAAATTGCGAAGGAGAAGAAGAGGAGCTAGGCGGCGTATTGTATACGGTTGAGGATGGGTCGATAAATGTTCTTAATGGAGAAAATGTAATAAATCCACAATATCGAGCTAATATAGATACGAAAATAGTTGAGTTTATAGGGAAAGATGATGAATGCAATTTTACAGGAACTATTGATTTTTCGGATTTAGATATTCATATAAAAACATTTGGATTGATTTATGCAAATTGCAATGACATAATAAATTTGTCGAGTTCGTCATATTATGTATTAGACAAGAAGGAATATGATGTTAATAGCGGAAAGAGTGTTATTTTGTCGCATGCGGCAGAGCCTGTATCTCTTGAGGATGTGACAATAAAAAGAATAGTGCTGCCAAGAGTGATTCCAAGCTTTGAAGATATTAGCGAAGAGTGGGATTACCCATTTGCCAAGATAGAGTTTGAGATGCCTTTGGAGAGTAACGATGGAAGCACGCTGTTAAGCTGTCAGCCAGGCCAGGTCTATAAAAAGAATGCCGGCAGATATTTGACGTTAAATTTTGATTCTGATAATGTCGTTTTTTGCGGCGAGCTTGACGGGTATGTAGATGGGTATGAAGAGGCTGATGCGTATCCAAATATCATAAAGATCGTAGGAGAGACTGTTGACGGAACTAATTATGAAGAATTTACTGTAACAGGGAATGGAGACATTCATGGCAAAAAGTTGTTTAAATCTGTACAAGAGGTGAAGGGCAGGCTCTACCTGGCCGATTCGGACTACGAGCCATGTGTGATTAGCATTTCTGAAACCAACTCTATAACGGTTTCCAATAATGATGGAGAATATGCAGAGGTATTTAAGTATACAAATGGAAGTCTTGTCTTGACATCGGTTGGGTCGAATGGAGTTTACCCCTTTGAACTGCACCCAGGCAGCTATCATCTGAGCTATCCTGCATTTTTAAAGATAGCCATACCAAATGTTGGAGATAAGGCATATATCGGATGCGATATGAATAGCCAGAATCAATTTGGAGGTACAATAGATGAGTTTAGAGTCATAACAGAGATGTCAAGCGACACAAGGCCTACCGAGAGCGACACAAATGGCACAAGAAGCATTACAGAGGATTATCTGAATCCTAATCCGCATTGTGCAGATGATCAAACGCTTGTATTGGCACACTTTGATGACCCCATAGACCTTCAGGCTAGAAAGCTAAGACAGAAGGAGTTTTTAAATACGGAGAGCAACTTTAAGTTCAAGCTGGACTTGGAGGATAGGGAGACACTATTGTCTTATATAAATAATAAGGATTTATTTGTATCAAAGATGATCCGTATGGGCTATGAGAGGGATGCCGCAATAGAAACGTATATTGAGTGTCACCATGCAATGGGCGGCCCGCTGTTTAATGAGGCAAAGTTTGTACGAAGCGATGAGATGTTAGTCAGCTCAAGCAGTGTTAATGATGAGTTTGGGCTATCTGCCAAATTCTTTAATACCCCACCTCTGGTTATGAATAACAGACTTTCTTACTTCAGAAGAAACGAGGGAACGATTGAGTTTTGGGTAAGTCCGCTTATGGATACAGTTGGAGATGAAGAAGATAGGTATTATGTAGATATTTATTCAATTACAAGAAAAAGAGTTAAATCTTTTTCTCCCACGATAATAGATCTTCCATCTTCTGCTAGAGAAATTGTTGGGATACAGCTTATGGAAAATACGCAAGAGTTTTCAGAGTTCTTTTCGCAAGATGAAGTGGATCATGTTTTGTTTGATGATATTTATAGAAGCGAAATAACCGGCAGACTAACAGGGGGCACTGGCGTTAAAAAGGATTTCTCAATAGGCAGCCGACTTAGTGCTGATGGAAGAAGGGTTTTTCTGGCAGAAGCTCTTCCGGGAGCGAATGTAGATGTTATAGTTTCATATGCATCTATTGATTCTTCTGGAGACAGGGTATCTGTTTATAAAAACAAGAATAGCCAAATTGTTTTTTCAATTACTGCAAATGGCGCGGTTAATTCGTTAGTGAAAGATGTTGACTGGGGTAGGAATACTTGGCACAGGATTATGTGTACATATAAAACAAATTCTAGCGCTGATACTATGAGGTTGTTTGTCGATGGCGATGAAAGTGGGTTTGTAACATACGGTGAGAATGGGGTTGTATATGGATCCGGGTTTGTATATGGCCAAACCACGCAGGAACTCGGAGCATCAAAGCAGGTTGGTTACAATATATCTTTAAAAGATGACTTCAGATTGGTTTGCATTGGATCTGATGTTTTTGAAAAACAATCAGCATTGTCTAGAATAGATAATATAAGATTTAGTAGAATAATGAGAAACGCGGCAAAAGGGCCGTCTGGAGAATATATAGATACAAATTACTCGTCTAATACAGATACTGTGCTTCCTGTGGTTAAAGATAATTCTACAACTATAATTTTAGATTTTGAAGAGGAGAGTTATGAAGATAAATATGCAACAGTTATTGATCCGGCAAGTGGGATATTCAACTTTGACATAGAAGTATTAGATAATTTTAGTAATATTAATAGTGATGAAGTTGAAGATTTGATTGTAGACTTGGTTAATAGATTAAAGCCGGCGCACACAAATGCATTAGTAAAATTTCCAAGAGAATCATGTTAATAGCCTCTATTAATAATCTTGGATGTATCGATAAGTGTTAAAGCTAGGAGATGTTTGATGGCAAAGGCTAATAGAGAAAAGCTTTCGAGAGTAAACTTTTTTGACGGCCAAAGAGTAACGGAGGCAGATTTAGATGATGAGCAAATTCATCATCGTGGTCTAGTCTCTAGTTTAACTAAGGACTTTCATGGAAGCGGTATTGTAAGAGACCGTCTTTTTGAAAGCTATGTTTTATTGGATACTGGCGATCCTGGAGCCTATTTAGGCGATAATGAAGAAAATGAATCAGAATTTGTAATCAACTCAGGGACTTATGATGGTAGGGCGATTTTTTTGGATCGTCAGCCGAGCGATACTGTATATGGAAACAGACTTGAGATTGAGGCTTCAGGGCTTGATGTCGGAGGAAGGCTCACCACAAAGGTTCTGATTATTGGGGCTGCTTTTAGCAGCCTGAGTGATACTGGGGAACTTGTATCTGAAGTTATAGAATTTAATGAAAATGTTACAAAGGTTACAGAAAATTATTATACACGAGTTGTAGCTGTATTTTTTAATAACTTTTCCGGAGGAACGGGCAGGACCGAGAATAGTTTAAGCGAACAAAGCTTGAATCTATTGACAGATGATGGAAAAATTGTAATAAGAGAAGCTGAACCATTTAAGGTTTTCGCAAGAACTCAGACCTCTTTTCAGACCAGCTCTCCCAGTATAGAGCTTGCCAACTTTATAACATCTAGCGAAGAATTATCTATAGAGGACGAGATAAAAGAAGGCCTTGGCTCTGTATATAACTTTAATGATCTATATTTTGAATTAGAGGCCCAAGAGGAAGTAACTTTCAGTGTCGATGGGGACCAGACCACTTCTTATGGACAAAAGTTTTTAGCAAAAGCAGACAATATTCAAAAAATTGATCTTTTATTTTCAGTCGAAAGAGATGAAGATGCACATTCTGGAGAGGAATATTTCTTCTCCGGAGATATCGTTATATCGATACATAAGTTATCAACAGATATACAATGTGTAACAGATCCTCATCCAGATAATTTAATAGACTTTGATCCAGAGCCCTCTCCTATTATGGAGATGTCATACTCCCAAGAGGACCTTGAAGCTCTAGGATATAAGCTGGATGACACGCCTAAGGTTGTTAGCTTTGATTTCTCTGGAACGTTAATTGCAGATCCGGGGATAGAGCCTTCGCTTGAGGTTGGCGAATATTACGCAGTTCTAATTAGTCGCCGTGGTGACAATAGAACTGGAACCATTGTTATGCAAAAGGGATACGATAAAGCCTCAAGAAAAATTGGCAATGGCCAAACGCTAAATGTAATTGAAAGCTTTGGCAAGCAAACAACAAGGTTTATAGAATTTGATCCAAATAATTTGGTATACGTTGATGACATGGATTCATCGTTATGGTTTGTTGTTCATTCTGATACAGTTGAAGTTACAGACGGAATAGCGTACACCGATGACGGCTTCTTGGTCGTATTGCCAAAAACAGAAGAATATGTTGGCAGCACAGAGATCTCTTCCTTTATGAGGGATGTGGCGCTTGCCGATGTATCTGAGGGAACAGACAATTTAGTTGTTCTTCAGCGGCAAGATAACTTTGAAACGCCAGGAATACACCCTAGAACTGGAAACTTTGTAAACACAAGAGTGCAAGACTCACCATCTATTTCGGTTATGTCAACCGATGAGTGGGAGAGTGTAGATGCAGATTATCCCCCTATTTTACTTGCAAGGGTTCAGGATAATAATGTAAGAGAAGCTCAAGATATAACGGGAACATTTGATCTGCCTGGATTGGTAGCAAGCAGTGAGATCATATTTGTAGACCCTGATTCGGATATGATTAATGAAAACCTGATAAACAGGGTAATAACTCCGGATTTGGATTGCGAGTGTAATGCCAGATATAGAATCGTAGGAGTAACATGTGAAAAAGCATATGCTGGAGATCTAAATGGCGATGAGGAAATAACAACTAGTGATATAGTTGATTTGTTAAATGTTGTCGGGAATACTATAAATACAGAAACGACAGAAAGAAGAATTCTCGGCGGTGAGCTAGACCTTGTAGACTTTATAAAGTCAGACCTAAACGAAGACGGGACAGTCGACGGTTTTGACATAGAGCTAATAGAAGACGCCGTAGATGGATATACCAATTTTACTGTCGAAGAGTCCTTTAATGTATTAACCTTAAAGTTAGAAAATATATTGGAAGAAGATGATTACCCAGTCTTGTTTGAGGATACGTCATCATCTGGAACTACAGAGAGCCAGGAAGACATTGTTAATTTTGTAACTGATGAGGAAAATCAGGCATTAGCAATCAGAATAGGGGATCAGGTCGTTATACCATCAGATTCGTCTGATGCCGGTGTGTACCTGGTTTATTCCAAAACTGTAGACGAAACAGGTGTAGGAGTCACCCTTTCTGTTACAGATACAGATGGAGAAGAGGTAAGTTTTTCAGGGTCCAGCGCAGGGTTTGATGTTATAATTACAAGCGGAACAAGGGTCAATCTTTTTGCAGATAACTTAAAGCTTTTGAACGTCCCGTTTGAAGAGAAGAATTGGGCAATATCGTATATTGGAGCACCACATCAGAGTGAGTTTGTTGATGTATGCGACTTAAGAAGATATGTAGAAACAAACTTTATAGAAGAGTTTGAAGAAGTATGCGTTTGCGATGAAGACCCGTGTATAGAGACTGGCGATTGTACTCCTCAGTATAAAAATCAAAAAGTCTTAGCAGATGATTTGTTTATTCCAAGCGGAGAAATTTACAAAGAGCCTGGAGTTCCTTATCATGGCGATATAGAGTATTCTACAATAACTATTCCCCTGCCTCCTGGCACTATTGATGACTGCGAAATTGATTTATATACAAACTTTATAAAAGCAGGTTCGGGAAAGTGCAAAACAGAGTCTGGCTATCCTGCTATGAAGTATTCGGACGGCACGTATGTCGGATGTGAAGATTCAGGGGCAGAAACAGATATAACAAAAGGAAAGGTAAAGATAACTCAGTGTATTGCAAGTCTTTATGTAGATGCTTTTGTAGATGGGTATGCTGTAGATGGGTATGCTGATGAAGAAGACGTATCAACATCCGCAGAAGTTATTGCCGAAAACTTTACAGATCATACTTATCCAAATACGTCTGGATTTTCCGAATGGGCTCCATCTCCCCCTCTTAGCTACCTGGTGGCCTCTGCCGCCTCGGGATCGAATGAGCCAGTATTTTTTGATTTAGAAACGATTAATGCCGGAGAGAGATACGCAAGAATAAGCCAGCCTTCTGCTTCGGATAACATCTCTGGAGATTTTGTTATAGACATAAGAATGTCAAGAACGATTTGGGATGAGAATGAATTAAAGTTTGGAAAAGTTGGATTTTTTACATCATTGGTTATAACGAATGATGATGGGACGGAGTCGACTCTCAAGCTTGGGTGGAGACAAACTGCGTATCAAAATGTAGAATTATTTTATAGCGGAGAGATCGTTGACACAACGGCTGGAACCGTTGTAAGTGATTTTGATTTCTCCGTAGAAGCGGGAGATGACTTAGGAGACGAAATAAGGTTTAGGCTAAGAAGGGTCAATGAGGCTGTTTTTGCCATGTATTTTGACGATACTCTTTTGGATTTTTCCGAAAACTTTACTGGCCAACTTGTAAGAATAGGTACAGCACCAGATGTGCAGCCTGGAGCCGGAGATGCTAGAGCGCATGTTGAAATGGCGCAATATGATAACCCAAATGTTGGAGTTATATACGCAACAACTCTTCATGATATGGTGATTAGATATGATTACTCTTCGGTATCTTCAGCAGAAGAGGAATCGGTTGTGCTGAGCAGGGATTCAGACGGCTTAATTGACAGAACTACGGTGACATTCCCAATGCTATTAACGCAAAGGACAAATATTGTATCAGCAACATTAAGCATGACTGTTGCCGATGAGGTCGATGCGGCTTCCGCAGTAGAAAGCTTTAATATTATACCTTATGATATATTAAATGCAGATAATCTTGGAACCTTGATTGATTATCCGTTAGAAGAAAATGACTCATTCATAGTTACGTTTGAGCCTGGAGAGGCTGTGACCGGTTCAACAATAGACGTTGACGTAACCTCTCTCGCAATATATTATCTATCACAATCAGGGCATCTGCCAGGATTTTATAAGGCATTAATTATAGAGCCAAGCGCTACAGCTGAGGCTAGTTTAACAATTTTGCCCAGCATAACCTTGACAGTAGAATATGAAGATATAACCACAGGGGTTGTATTCAAGGTTGGTACAAACTTGGATCCTAGCACTGGGATAGTATCCTTGCAAACAAAGAATATTTTGTATGATTCATTAAATGAGGCAAATAGAACGGTTTTGAAATTTGGAGTTCATCTTAAAAAATCAGGATTTATGAATGATGACGTAATTATAGGCATTAAAGATCTTGCAAGAATAGGCATAGGTACATGTATTGATGAAACAGATTTCGAAGAAGACGAGCTTTGTTTCTTTATCGCAGGCAGCACTGCAACCGGAACCTTTGTCGAAGGTCCGTTCCCCTGCTATTTCCATCTACCATAATTTCTAAAAAAATAGGCATGTTTTGGTATAATTATATACCATGAGTGCATTAAAAATTAGATCGCAGGCGATGCTTGGCACAACTCATAGTTGGGCCGTTACCATAAGAAGTCTTCTTAGAGAGTTCCGAGCAATGGGGCATGGCCTATATTTGAATAGTATAAATGGTTATGATTTATATCCAAAGCAGTGGAATAAATTTAAGAGGGAATGTGGAGATGCAGATATAGACTTAACCTACACATTGCCAAGAAACTTTCCGCATAGATTTAACAGAAATTCCAAATTAAAATTAGCAATATATAATTATGAAACTAGTATTTTGCCTCAAGTTTGGTCTGATAAAATAAAGCATATAGATTATGCCTTGCCATCAAGCAGATTTTCAAAAGAAGTTTTTGTTAACTCGGGCTGGCCAGAGGAAAAGTGCATCGTAATTCCTCATGGCGTTAACTTAAAAGACTTTCAGGATAAATCCAAAGTAAATAATCTTAAGACAAGAAAGAAATTTAAATTTTTAAACGTTTCTATTCCTCATTATAGAAAAAATATAGATGTTTTGGTCGATGCATATTATAGCGCATTTACAGACAGTGATGATGTTTGTCTTTTGTTAAAAGTTAAGCTTGAAAAGCCAAAATATAAGTTTGAATGCGATGTAATTAAGCAGATTCTAAAGGCTCAAAAAAAGCACAAGGGGAAAAGGCTGCCGCAAGTAGAGGTTGTGCAGCATAAGTATGATAGTATGGTTCCCTTATATAATACGTGTCATAGTCTAGTTAGCGCATCTTCCGCAGAAGGCTTCGGATTACCCTTGCTGGAGGCTTTGGCAGCAGGGATGGTGGTTATAGCGCCGAACTGCACAGGTCAGCTTGATTTTTTAAATAGAAGAAATTCCTTATTAGTTGATGTTAAGGAGATAAAGGCAACAGCTAAGTATCAGTACTGGAGGCCCTCTCCTGGTGCGAAAACTTTTCTTCCAGAGGTTGAATCGTTAGCAGAAAATATGAAAAATACTTATGAAAATCATAAAAAATTAAAGAAAAAATTTAAAACAGAAGCTAAAAAAACAGTAGAAAAATTTACTTGGGAAAATGCTGCAAAACAAATATTGGATATTTCATGAATATATTAGATTCTTATAAAAAGAATAATTGGAAAACAAAGGGCGTAATGTTTTCTGATAAAAATATTATAATGAACTCAAAGTCTAAATTATCCTCAGAATTATCTAATTTTAACTCTGTATCTATAAAGATAATTGGCAAAAAGATATCCGGAAATGGTCATCTAATTTTATCTATAAAAAATAAAAAGAATGAAATATTATTTTCTAAAAATGTAAATTTTACGAAAACATCTTGGTCGGAGCATTCTTTTAAATTTAAAAATAAAGTTGAAAATGGAGTATTAGAGCTGTCAAGGGGCAAGACATCTTTCGGCAGAGTAGAGATAGGCAGAATCGTTTTAGATGATAATAGGCCAAAGGTTATGCCGAAGAAGAGAAGAGGCAATGATAGCCATTTTGATAATTATTTAAATCTTTTAAGTCAATTTTCTTTAAAGAAGAAGGTTGCCGTAATTATTCCTTATGGAATATACGGAGGTGGAGAGGTATATTTGAAGAATATTTTTGCAAATACTAAAGATATTTTTAATATTGATTTTTTATATTTGTCAAAAAATACACTTAAGTTTGAAATGTCAAATACAAACATAAAACATAAAGACATTGGAAATTTAAATCGTCTATCTGCAACACTAGTCAACAATAGGTACGATACAGTTATTTTTTATAATAGCGCAAGAGTTTATAATGTAGTCTCAAAGCTGAAGGTGGAAGATAAAATAAATTCAAACATCATTGAAATATATCATAGTGATTTTCTTTGGCAGGATGCAGTCGCCAAGCTGAGAGAAAGGGTGGGTGTTGACTTTATATTTAGAGTTAGTCAAAATTTAGCTGTTGATATCTTGGGCGTACCAGATGAAAGAAAGATGTTTGTTCCGGTAGGGATTGATACTAAGCTTTTTATAAGAAAAGAAAATACAGAATTGAGAAGCAAGCTGGGGATTGATAAAAATAAAACTATATTTGGAATGGTGGCCAGATTGTCTCCTGAGAAAAATATAGAATATGCATTAAGGTTGGTTAAGGGATCAAGAGACATACATTTGCTAATTATAGGCTCAGGGCCATTATCCGGAGCGTTGCAAAGACTTGTTAAGGAAGATAAGATAGATAATGTATCATTTTTGGGATATAAAAATAATGTTCAAGAATTTTATAATATTTTTGATGCATTTTTATTAACCTCAAAAATAGAGGGAACCCCAATATCAATTCTTGAAGCGATGTCATGCTCTTTGCCTATTTACTCAACAGATGCAGGGCAGATAAAGAATGATTTCGGTCATCTAGATAATTTTCATATATTGAGTGGCTCCCCAGATGATGACAAAGAGTTCATAAAAAGACAAATAAATATGCCTAATTACTGTCAAAACCTAAGAGAGTATATAGTTGAAAATCATAATATTGATATAGTCTCAAATAAGTTTTTTACAAATATTTTAAATGGTTCATTAAACTTTATAGAAAAAGATAAAGATACAGTTATAGTTTCTGGAGAATATATATAATGAGTAATGACTTTCCATCTATAAGATTTTTTGGACGGCCCCATGGGAAGGGAGGATATGGAAATGCCACGAGAAATATTTGCCTGGCCTTTTCCAGATCCGCTGTAAATACGAGGTTTGAACTAAAGGGTGACAAAAAATTTGTTGATAAAAACTTAAATAATTTTGATGGAACGCCAAAGGTTGACCTCTATCTTCATACTCCTCCGTTTTCAAGGCATAGATCAAATAATTATAAAATTGGATATTTTTATTGGGAGACAAGTATATTGCCGAAAAGTTGGGCAAAAGATATTTGCAAGAATGTTAATGAACTCTGGGTGCCTTGCAACTTGACAAAGACGGCGTGTTTAAGAAGCGGCTTTAGTGGCCCTATAGAGATTCTTCATACACCATGTGATACTGATGTTTCTTTTTCCAATGTAGCGATACCATCTCCTATGACGGAAGAATTGATCTTGTCCGATAATACTTTTAAATTTTATTCTATTTTCCAATGGGGAGAGAGAAAGGGTTATACAGAGCTTTTAAAGTCTTACTATAAAGAATTTGATGGTGATGATAATGTTATTTTGATATTAAAAGTAAACCCAATAAGAAGTGATAAGAATAATATTGCAAAAATTAAATCAGATATTTTAAAGATTAAAAAGATGGTAAACAAAAAGAATTCTCCAAAAATATATCTGATTACAGACCATCTGAACAAACAGGCTCTTATGGGCCTTCACAGGGCTTGTGACGCCTTTGTGCTCCCTCATCATGGCGAGGGCTGGGGGATGCCTATACATGACGCTATGATGTGTGACAGTCACATTATAACTACATCATTTGGCGGCATAACAGAATTTTTAAATAATGACAATGCATTTGTAATAGATCACACTCTTGGGGCTGTAAAGCCGGTTAGCTGGAGTCCATGGTATCAGCCGTATCAGAAGTGGGCATACCCAAAGGTTCAGCACCTCAGAGTGCTTATGAGGAATCTTTATGAAAACAAAGATAAGTACTCAAGCAAACTAGAGAGCGCAAGGGTTTTGGCAGCATCTTTGGATATAAAATCTTGCTCCGAAAGAATTGAGCAAATATTATTACAAAAAAGATTTAAAAGGTTTTTATAATGGCGAAAATATTAAAAATAGCAGACTGGCTGGTTCATGGCGGCCATCAATATGAGTTTTTTAAAACTAATCATGTATTTTTCTGTACAAAGCCAAGCGGCTTCGCCCCAACTCCGCAAGATTTGGGTAGACCAAGAAATAAGAATGTAAATTATGTTACAGAAGCTAGGTTATCAAATGAGGCTTATGACATACTCATGGTAAGAACTGGCGTTAATCCTCATAAGTATAAAACACTTAGGTATAAAAGAGGAAATACCCCAGGGATTGCCGTTGTTCAGACGCACACTCCATCGTCATCTGTGCCGAAATGGGTAAGGTGTATGGTTTGGAATTCTAAAGATACAATGGTCAAATATATGCAAAAATTCCCGGGTAAAAAACATTTCTATATTCCACATGGATTTGATCCAAATGAGTTTGCAGATTTAAATGTAGAAAGAAACAATAGGGTTCTCAGCGCGGTAAGTGTTTTTGAAAAAAGAGGGAGCCTTTTGGGGTTTAATGAGTGGAGGTGGGTATCTAATAGGATTGGGAAGTGCGATTTGCTGGGTCACGGCAATGAAGATCTTAAAGAATCTATAGGATCATTTTCTTTGACCAAATTGGTTAGAAAATATAATAAATATGGTGTTTTTTTAAATACAACAACAAAAAGCGCCATGCCAAGAACTAGAGCTGAGGCTTTAATGTGCGGAACGCCATTAGTCACAACGAATAATTTTGGTATAAACAAGTATTTGACTCATGGCAAAAACTGCCTTTTTGCCAACACCAAAGAGGATATGCTTAAGTGTGTAAAAAAGGTCTTGGCATCAAAGAGCTTGCAGGAAGACTTGGGGGCTGCAGGTAGGGAGGCGGCAATTAAACATTTTCATATTAATTTGTATATTAAAAGATGGAATGAAGTATTCAAAGAGGCTCTTAGATGAAAAAGGTGCTTGCTATAACAGACTCCTATAATTGGGCCACTTATTTTAGAGCAAAAAATTTAAAGGAGAATTTAAAAAAATATAATTTTCGAATTATATCATTTCATGATATAAAAAAAGTAAATTTTAATGATTTTGACATTGTTTATGTTCTTAATTGGCCTATTTATGGCTATATAAGACATAAGATATCAAAAAATAGAAAATATAGACTTGTAACGGGCATATCTAGTCATATTGGCAGGAAAAATGCAAAAGAAATGAAAACATTTTTTTCTATTTTTGATTCAATTGGGGTTTCAAACAAGTTTTTGTTTAAAGAGTTTAAAAACGCAAATATAAAAAATATTGTCTATACTCCGTTTGGCGTAAATCATAATATTTTCAAAAAAACAACAAATCCAAATGATTATAAGTTTATATTTGGTTGGGTCGGAAACGATAAGAGGCCGGTTAAGAGATATGGCGAAATATGCAAAGTTTTTAAGCAATTAGGGCCAAAATATAAACTATTAACAGTCACTCAAGGGTCAGGGTTTTCGAGAGAAAAGATGGCGAAGTTTTACAATTCTATTAGCGCTATAATTTGTTATAGCGAATCAGAGGGGACTCCAAATCCTGTTTTAGAGGCGGCTATGTGTGGCAGGCCTGTTATCTCCACGCTTGTTGGAAATGTGCCTGAGCTCATGGAGGGTGTTAAAGGCTTTCGTCCTGTTAATTCTTATAAATCATTGCTGTCTGCTGTAGAGAGGTATGGGGATAGAGTTGATTTGAATAATATTGGATCACGAGTCGGCGCGGCAGCCCAAGACGACTGGACCTGGAAGATCAAGTCTAAAAACTTTGTAAGGCTTTTGGGATAAGTATGAAGATTTTAATAGCATGTACCCAATACCCTTATCATGGTGGAGCTGCAACAAATTCATACGCCCTTGTGAAGGGTTTGAGAAAAAGAAAACATAGAGTATGTGGTCTATTTTTTGAAGATAGTCGGGCCAATTGTGATCCAGACAATATTGGAAAGATTATAAAATCAAGCTCTAAAATTGGAAGCTATAACCAATTGCGTAAAAAAATAATAAGAATGCTAGGCGGAAGTCCAGATATTATATTGGCTAAAAATTATGTTGCACCTATATATTGCAGAAAGTTATTTCCGAATTCAAAAATAATTTATTTAGTATCTGGGGCTCCTATTATGATGCCTTTGTCTAAGGATAATATATCTGCGATTAGATATCTATCTATGGATAATTCAAAAATAAGGAAAAAGTATAGTAAAAACCTTCTTTCTCTAGAGAAGGGGGCTATAAGGGCTTGTGATGCAGTTATCTTGAATAGCGGAATATCTAGAAAAGTTTTTTTAAAAACAAATGCTAAAAGCTTGCAAAATAGAAAAGTTTTTAAACCTTTAAATACCTCTATAGTTATAAACAGAAGAGGGAGGGGTACGAAGGCTAAAGATTTTAATAAGCGAGAGGTAGATATAGCCTTTATTTGTTCTAATTTTTCCAGAACAGTTAAGAACGCAGGATTTGCCAAGAAGCTTCTTCTTAACAAAAGGCTTGCCGGAAAAACCAAGCTTGTAGTTGGGCAAAACAGTAAAATGTTTGCAAATGTTCCAAATATTATAACTAAAGGTAAAGTGGGCAATAGTACAATTTTTAGTTACTTGAATAAAACAAAGCTAGTCATTTGTACGTCTTATTTTGATGCCTCGCCAAACATAATTAATGAAGCGCGAGCATCAGGCTGCAATGTTCTTGTGTCTAGAAACTGCGGCTGGCACAGAAGGTATGGAGCCAAAAGCGTGTGCAAAGATGTATATGGATTAAATGAGTGGATTAATAAAATTTTGTCATCATGCAAAGGGGAGATTGAATATCCAATCATACAGTCAGATAAAGATATTCTTATAGCATTGGAAAGCATGATCAAGGAGCTGCTATGAGTATAATTATAGGATGGCTGACCGGGCAAGCGGGTTTGAAAATTATGCCTGAAAGGTTGTGAGAAACTATGTTTGGTACTAAATTTTGGTATAAAAAGAAAAAAATATTATTTGTAGTAGATGTTCAAGGATGGGCATATGACGATAGAGCAAAAACATGGAAATCTTTGCTTAAAGATGAGTTTGAAATTGATATACTTAGATTGTCAGAGTTTCCAGTTGGAAGTTATAGTTCAGAGTTTTCAATTATAAATAGAAAAATTATAAATGCTGCCAATGAAGGGGTGCCCTTAAATTGTTCAAGAATTGTTACAGATCCTAGTTCTGTTAATTATTCTTTTTCAGATTTAGGTAAAATAAAAAAATTAAAACCAGTATTTGATCATAAAAAATATGATGGGATTGTTTTTTTCTATCATAAGGCGATTGCAGACAGAAGGCTTTTGGCAACTCCCTTTCCAATGAATAAGGTAGCGGTATGTATTAATAATGAAAAGTGGAAAGAAGAAGGTGCAGAGTATTTTGCAAAAACTTTTTATTCAGAAGTAAAGATTTTGGTTGGATGTAATAAATATATAGTTGATTCTTTTTCTGGGCTTCATCCTAACGTAATGCGCGCTTCCCAATGTGTAGATAGTTCTGTCTTTTTTAAAGATAAAAATCTTAATACTAAGCCTAAAAGGAGATTTACAGTTGGGTGGTCTGGCAACCATAGTAATCCGCTCAAAAGAGTTGAGTTAATAAAAAAGGCTTGTAACAAAGCAGGTGTAACATTATCTATAAAAAAAGATCTTAGTAGGAAGGATCTTAATGTTTGGTATAACAGTATTGATATAGTAATTTGTGCTAGTGAGTCTGAAGGAGGCCCTATGTTGTTGCTGGAGGCTGGCGCTGTTGGGGTGCCGGCCATTACAGCTAATGTGGGGCTCGCAAGAGAGATGGTGAGTCATGAAAAAAATGGTTTAATCTTGAAAGAAGGCAGCGTCAAAAACATAAAAGAACTTATTTTAAAATTAAAAAACAAACCAGATCTCGTAAAAGCTTATGGAAGAAGAGTTCATCAAGAGATTTTAAAAAATTGGACATATGAGGCAAGGTTGCATGAGATCAGGGGGGTGTTGAGGGCGCTATGAAAATTAAAAAGAAAATAATAATTTATCCAAATCCAAGAAATAAAATAAAAATTAATACACATCATGGCGTATGTGGCTTTTTTTTAAATAAGTATCTTTTAAAATATTATGATATTATACCCACAGAGGCATTAAGGTGGATTTCTAAGTCTGGAGGGGTAGGCCCGGGAACCAAGCAGTCAAATTTGTTGAATTTTGCACAAAAGGCTCATGAGCTAGGTGCGTCCCACGTTATATCTACGCAGCAGCGGGGTTTTACAAAAATATTTAAAAAACTATCTTCTAGTGATATAGGAAAAATAAGAAAAAGAAATAAAGGTGTAAGTTTTTGCTCAGTTCATGATCATTCTGGTCATCGCAAGTTTGCTGAAGACGTACTGTTTGTGGCCCTACCCTTTGATGAGAAAAGGAGAAGGCAAATGCTTAAGGAGTCTGAGACAAAGCTGATTCATACAGGATGGTGTGCAGATCATGCCATATTTAATGACAACAAGAATAAGCATGGTGATTTAAATATTGTTTTAGACCATGCTGCTTTGCAAGGTTTTAGAGCAGATGCAACAAGCTTATATGTTAAGCAGATTAAAAAATTAAAAAAGAATTATCCTAAAAAAGAGATAAACTTATGCAGAATAAAAGGTGGATTTGAGTTTTTTGACTTCAAGAGAGATGGCTGGACGCATGATCTAAAAAATAGATGGTGGAAATCAAAATATGATGATGGCTGGAAAAACGATAGTAGGTGTCATATCTTTCAAATAGCAGAATGTTTAAATGATTCGCATATTTTCTGTACTACACATGTTGAGAGTTGCGGGCTTACAGGAATAGAAGCTTTGATGTCAGGGTGCAAAGTATATATTCCAAGGGGCAAAGATACTTTTAATATGTGGGGAAGTGGTGGAAAAATGGGCAGCTATGAAGGCCCATTTCTAAAGAGCGCTTTATTGAAACCATATATGGATTATAGTATTTTTAATTTTAATAATCCACAACAATGCTATAAGCTGTTTAAGCGTGATATTGATATATATAAAGTAAAATACAACAGAAAGCTGCTTATAGAGAAGAATTCTTGGAAGGCGGCTGCAAAGCAAATATATTTGGGGCTAGAATCAAAATGAAGATATTGTACTTGGATGATAAAAAGCATGGTTATAATTCGAATATACATCTTGATTTTTTTTCTTGGATGCAAAAAAAACATGAAATCATTGGAGTCGGCACATATTTGGGCGATAAGCTGAAGAGGTCTTATTGTCCAAGTGAAAAAAATATAAAAAAGCAAATAAATAGAATAATAAAAAAAGAACAACCCGATTTTGTTATAACTTATAACGCCGGAAGCAATAATGCGTTTAGGCTTAAATGGTTAAACGAGGTTTTGCCGCAAATCGATTTGCCAAAATTTCATATTTCAACAGATTATTGTAGAAATAGATTTGAGCCTAATCAGGCTAAGTGGTTTGAGAAGATGGGATTTGCAGCTTCTTTGTTTAGACATAAGGTTTCTTTGAAACATCCATTAAATATTGATAAATATTGGTTTCCTTTTTCAATTAATACAGAAGAATATCAGGCTAATATTAATAAGAATATTTCAAATAAGGTAAAAAAAGTCGCATTTGTTGGAGCTTATAAAAAGTCTAAGGGACTTTATAAGAAGAGGGTAGCGGCTATAGACTTCTTGCGGCAAAATAATTTTTTAAATGAATCTGTAGACAGAATTATTGGTTTGGACTTTATTCAATTTTGGAGCGAAAATATGTTTGGCTTAACCTGTAGTGGCGTTTGTAATTATTTTGTAGCCAAACATATACAGATACCTGCAGCATATAGTATGCTTGTTTGCGATGGAACAGCCCCAGGTATTGAGACATTTCCAGAAGACACATATATAACTTATAATGCAGATAATATTAAAGAGCTTAAGCCAAAAATTCTTTATCATATAAATAATCCTAAAATTACTAAGAAAAAAATAGATATATTACATAAACATGTCTTAAGAAATCATAGTCATTCTCAAAGAGAAAGGGAGTTAGTTAAAATTGTCAAAAAATACTTGTAAAGAATTTATGATGAAAGCAGAGGAGGCGTCAAGACTTAAGCTGATAGAGCCAAATATGTTCCTAAAAGGAAGTGTAGCTATAGTGGGCTCTGGGGGCAGGCTGAGATACACCAAATATGGAGAGAAGATAGATGGATATGACCATGTGGTTAGGTTTAATCGAGCGCCAACGATAGGTTATGAAGATATGGTTGGAGGGAAAAGAACTCTAACGGTCGCTAATCGTCACGTATTTGGAAACAAACAGCTTAAAAGAAAGTCGGGCTGGGAACAAGAGGATCCCTATTTCATTAGGAATCTCAAAAATACGAATATTTTATATTTTGCAAGACCGCATAGGGTCTGGGACATCAGAGAGGAGAATGTGAGCCCAACAAGTCGAGTCTTTAAAGTTTCTAATTATAGCAAAATGGTCAAGCTTATAGAGTATCCTATAAAAAATCCTTCTGTAGGTTATGGGTTTGTTATGTTGTGTGTATGCTCTGGAATTAAGCCTCATCTGTATGGGTTTGATATAGATACAGATAGTAGGGATCATTATTGGGAAGAAAGAGATGAAGTTTTTACTCACAATATTTCTTATGAACAGGAAAGGCTTGTTGAGCTACATGATGCAAAGAAGATCAAAATAAACAGTTAGATTAAATAAATATGTTAATAATGAATATAATGATGAATCCAGGCAGTTAGCTAAAAGCAAGAAAAGGATATTAATGAGTAGAATATTTAAAAACAAGACTACCAAGCTTAATGGCGTTATTAATCTTACTAATAAGAATGCGACCGAATTATCAGGAAGAACTAGAAAGTATACTCTTCGGGAGAATGGCCGGCCTCACCCAAAGGTGGTCCGACAGTACGTTAAGATTATAGATATTTTAAAAATTAAGAATGAAGTAATATTAGATTTTGGGTGCTGTATGGGTCATGCTTCTTTTGTTTTTAAAGAAAGAACCCCTAAAGCTACTTACATAGGTGCAGACTTAAATGCGGCAAACTTACTTGCGGGAAAGTCAGAGTATAATCCTAAATTTTTATATAAGGTAAAGTATACCGAGCCATGTTTAGATGGGATTAAGGATGATTCAATAGATCTGATTATTGTTAGCAGGCTAACTGATTGGACGGAAGTTGATAATTTTTTTCCTGAATTTAATAGAGTGTTAAAAAAGGGTGGGCATTTATTTGTTCGGTCAAACGGAGGAGGCTTGCGCGGAAAAGGTGGTCATGTGGTTTTAAAGCTAAAAGTTTATGAGTATCTTAAAAATGATTACAAATCATACAGAACACCCGGGAGAGATCTAGAGGGGTTTGCACTGGCCTTGTGGGGCGATAAAAATAGATATAAAAATTTAAAAAAAGAGTTTACGAAAAAAGAATGGAAGAAAACTTTTAATGGAATTTTTATAAAAAAATGAAAAAAATTATTTGCATTTCTCCAGATTTATTTTTGTCTAAAAGTTTGGCCATTGTAGGCTCCAGCGGTTCTCTTGGGAGTGGAAAGTATGGAAAAAAGATAGATAGATTTGATGACGTTATAAGGTTTAATAGGGCTCCAACGGAGGGTTTTGAAGAAATGGTTGGATCCAAAAGAACCTTAACTGTTGCTAATTCACATGTTTTTGCAAACATTCAGCTTAGAAAGAAGTCAGGCTGGAAACAGAAACATGTAAGCTTTATTGAAGACCTAAGAGAAACAAGAGTTCTTCTTTTTGCTCCGGCCAATATGCGGTGGAAAAACAGGTATAAATATATTCATGCATCAGTAGTTCCCTACTCTGTTGATTACAAGGCTATGTGCAAGCTTGTACCGGTCCCAAAAAGGCAGCCGACTGCTGGCTTTGGGTTTATAAATCTTTGTGTTAAATCAGGTCTTAAGCCACATCTGTTCGGCTTTGATGTAGAGCCAAGACAGAGAGATCATTATTGGGAAGAAAGAGATAATGATACTTCTTGGCATAGCGTTGGTTATGAGAAAGAAGTGCTGAAAAAAATGCATAAAAAAGGTATGATCGTATTACATTCTTAGGCGTATAGGCATATTGGGATATGCTAATTTTTATTAAAAGGTTATAAGTGCGCCTAATAGTATGGAGTCGATTATTTTATGTTAATCTTTATAGATATTGATGAAACAATTTGCAATACGCCAGAATCAAGAGATTACTCGCTAGCGCAGCCTATTAAAAAGAATATAGAAATAGCCAATAAGCTATATGACGAAGGGAATACCATTGTTTATTGGACAGCAAGAGGCAGCGTGACAGGTATAGACTGGACTGCTGTTACGCAAGCTCAGCTCAATAATTGGGGAGTAAGACATCATGAGCTAAGGCTTGGAAAGCCTCCTTATGATTTAATGATTTGTGATAAAACCATAAGCAGCCTAAATATGAAAGGCAATCTAGAGAGAGTTATGAATACACATTCTTCTGTTACGCCGATTCCGCCGGATTTTGATAAAAATGAAAATTTATTTCTAGAGTCAACAAATACGTATGTTGACTTTCTAATTACAGAAGGCGTTCAGACCGTCATGACTACTGCTGGCACATCTCAGTTTGGGCTGATGTCCTTAGACGAAATACACAGTTTTAATGCGGTGGTGGCCAAATCTAATGCAAGCAAAAAGATAATAGGTATGCCGCCACTATCTCAAGTGCAGGCCAAAGAGTTTGCCAGATTTGCTCAAAAGAAATATTTAAATGAGTCATGTTTTTTGATGGCGCTTTATCCAGATAGATGGTATGACAATGAGACTATTGTTTCTTATTTTTCAGAAATTGGTGGAGAGTGTGAGAACCCTCTGTATATTCATTGCATGAAGATGAGGGCAGGAAAAGGAGGGTCTTGGGATTTTACGGGAGACTCTCTTAGGCCATTAAGTGATAATGGAGTTGTTGTAGGCATTAAGGAGGAGCATTCATCTCTTAAGGATTCATACGACTTTGTATCGTCATTAGACTCAAGTTTAGATGTGATTGTTGCTGGCGGAAGCATGCGAAGGCATCAGTTTCTTAGATCTGCTGGAGCAAACTCTTTCTTGTCTGGGCTGGGGAATCTTTTTCCAAAAATTGAACAACAATACATGGGCGGAGCAAATGTTGATGAAGCTTTATGTCTAGAGACTATGCTTTTTGATGTTTTTATGAAAAATGGATGGCATAAATCATTAAGAGAAGCCTTGAGGCAACGTGAGTTGACGTGCTTGTTTGACAGAAAGCCTTGGCCTAAGGTGACCGAAGAAGAATCAGATGAAATAAAAAACGTGCTATCTAAAATAGAAAAGGAGATAAAAGCATGAGTGATAAAGTATGGATCCTAGGGCCTTGTAGCCTTGAAAATGAAGATCTTTTTATGGAGACTTTCTCAGAAATTTCTAAAATAATGCAGGGAAGAGACTGGTATATGAAGGCTAGCTTCGATAAGGCTAACAGAACCAGCCTTCATGGCGGCCGGGGCCCTGGCCTTGAATATTGCATGGAGGTCTGGAAGCAAATAAAGGCTGACAATCCAGAGGTTAAGTTCTTAACGGATGTGCATGAAACCTGTCAAGTAGAGGGGCTGTCAGAGGTTATTGATTGTATTCAGATTCCGGCATTTCTATGTCGCCAAACAGATCTCATAGTAGAGTGCGCAAGGCACTTTGACAAGATGAACATCAAGAAGGGACAGTGGCTCGGACCAAATAATCTTAATAAGTCAGTAGACAAAGTAAGGGAGATCAACCCAAACTGTGAGGCTTGGATTTGTGATCGAGGAACTAATTTTGGATATCATGATTTATTTGTTAACTTTGGAATTGTCGATGAGCTTAAGAAGGCGTTTGATAAAGTGATTCTTGATGCCACCCATTCGATCCAGAGGTCAAGAGCGGTATATGGTTCACAGGGCGACAGAAGGCTGGCAGAAAGATATCTAGTTGGAGCAGATGTTTTTGGATATGATGGGGTATTTGCGGAAGTTCACCCCAATCCTCCAGAGGCAGTGTCTGATGCTGATTGTCAGATTTACCTCAGCGATCTAGAGAGGATGGTTAGGATGGCCGACGCTGTTGGTGAGGCGTCTAAAGGTTTGCATGAGTAGAGCTTCTTTGCACTTGCACGTTGGGTTTCATAAAACTGGAACAACATGGCTGCAGCGATTAGTTTTTCCAGAGCTAAAGGGGGTTAATTACATTGGAAAGCGCTTTAGTGCAAAAGGCGCAAAAAATAATTTTAACCACCTGTATAATGATAGTTACGCCGGGTCTGCTAATAAAGGTAGGGATATTATGGAGCTTATTTTTATAGATATTTATAAAGCATGTTTGGGAGGCAAAGGCTTGTTGGCAAAAGAGTATCAGGCAGATCCCGTGCATTTGAGCAAAGAGGTGTCAGAAAAAGTGTGTGAATTTTTGACAAAAAAGATTAAGCGAAAATTATCAAAAAAGATTACAGAAGAAGATGTTTTAAAAAAATATTTTATTTTTAATAACAAATTTCAATGTTACCTTAGGAGTTAGGGGTGTTTTTATCGGACACAAAAATGGTAAATGAAGCTCCCGAGCATTATGTCAAGATAGTTAAAAAGGCTTGTTTGGCAAACAAGATTGTTTTTATACATATTCCAAAAAATGCTGGAACAAGTATAAAAAAAGCTTTAAGGCTTAATAAGTCGCCATGTCATTTGTTTGCAAGTGAAATAAAACATGCAATAGGCCCAAAGGAGTTTGGGAAGAACGCAAGAGTTTGCGTTATTAGGAATCCGTGGGACAGACTTGTCTCCATCTATTGCCAGCAGCGCACTAGAAGGAAAACTCTTTTTTTTAAAGGCATTAAAGGAAGTGGCGGCTTGGTTCCTGGGTTTGAAGATGGGGTTCCGACATTTGAAGATTTTATTTTAAAATATTTTCCAAAAACCTGGTGGCAAGGTAGGTCTTTATCTCAAACGAAATATATTCAACATAGCAATAAGGATAAGATTATTGTTAATAAGATTTTAAGGTATGAGAAATTAGATGAAGAATGGGAAAAGCTTTCCAAAGAGCTTTGTTTAAACGTTAGCTCTCTAAATAGAATTAATAAATCAAAAGATAAAAAAAATAACTATAGAGAGTTTTACAAAACTAGCAAAAAAGGTTTTAATCATAAATTGATAGACAAAGCATCTGAGTTGGTAGAGATTGATGCGAAGAATTTTGGGTATAAGTTTTGATGACAAAAAGATTAGCAATTGTACCGGCCAGAGGTGGATCCAAGAGGTTGCCTGGTAAAAATTTTAAAAGATTAAACGGCAAGCCTTTAATATATCACACAATAGATAAAGCTATTAAGCATTTTGATCATGTTATATTTACAACAGATGATGACAAAATGATCAAAAAGGCTAAAAGAAAATATTTTTTCAAAAAGAATATAGAAGTTTTAAAAAGACCAGATCACTTATCTTCTGACACTTCAAAGGTAATTGATACAGTTTGTTATTATTTTGATCAAGAAAAATATTTAGAATATGATCAAATATGGCTTCTGCTGCCAACGTGTCCGCTAAGAGGTGATGAGGATATCAGGAGTGCTCAAGAACAACTAACGGGTGAGTACGATTCAGTTTTGAGCATAACAGATTACGGATTCCCGCCAACCCTGGGCCTCAACAGGGATGCGAATGGACTTATAACAGATTTTCATGAAAGTAGGCCTTGGGCTAACAATAATACCAGATCTCAAGATCATCCGGATGTTTTCCGTCCAAATGGAGCGATTTATGGTTCATGGAGAGTCTCGTTCGAGGTTAATCGAAATTTTTATTTCGGAAAAGTTCGTGGCAACTATATGCCAAGAGATCGATCTATAGATATAGATACAGAATTAGATTTTATAATTGCAGAGTCTGTTATGAGAAATAACGAATACAAAAGAACAAAAAGTATATGGATGTGGATGGGCAGCATAGATGGAAGCTAAAGGGACTAAGGTCGGAATAATGCAGCCATATTTTTTTCCATATATTGGTTATTTCCAACTAATACAAGCTGTCGATTTGTTTATAATATATGATAATATAAAGTATACAAAACGAGGTTGGATAAATAGAAACAGAATACTGCAGAATGGTTCTGATGCATTAATTTCATTGCCAATAAAACGTGATTCGGACTTTCTTGACGTGCGAGATAGAGCAGTAGCGGAGAGTTTTAATAGAGATAAATTTCTTAATAAAATTATAGGAGCGTATAATCGAGCGCCTTATTTTGAGGAAACATTTTTCTTAATTAAGCAAATTATACAATATGAAAATACAAATTTATTTTGTTTTTTGCACAATGCTGTTGCTAAGCTTTGTGAGCATTTAAGTATTATGACAGAGATGAGAAAATCTTCAGATATTAATATTGATCATAATTTAAAGAGCCAAGACAAGGTTCTCTCCTTATGTGAAGCTGTCGAGGCAGATGTTTATATAAATGCTATTGGAGGCATAGAGTTATATTCGAAAGAAGTTTTTTTAGAAAAAAATATAGATTTGAAGTTTATTCAGTCAAATTTAATTGAATATCGGCAGTTTGAACATGATTTTTGTCCTTGGTTATCAATTATTGATGTGATGATGTTTAATTCAAAAGAAAATATTGATAAATATTTAAATAGGATAAAATTGCTATGAGATGGAAAAAGTTAGGCAGGATTTTTAATCCGAAAGATATAGTTGATCCCGGAAAAGAATGGATGAGAGAATTCGCGCAATGTACGAGCACATTAGTTTTCAAAGACTTTATACGGATATATTTTTCATGTAGGCCTTTTGCTGAAAAAGATGGCCAAAGAATTACATATACTGCATTTATTGATGTAGATAGAGATGATTTGTTTAAAATAATAAATGTTGCAAAAGAGCCTATCTTGCGCCTTGGAGGTTTAGGTGCTTTTGATGAATTTGGAGTATATCCAACTTCGGTTATAAGTGATAAAGAAAATATTTTATTATATTATGCTGGCTGGTCAAGGTGTAGCTCGGTTCCCTTTGATGTATCTATTGGTTTGGCGAAAAGTGTTGATGGAGTTGTCTTTGAGAGAGTTGGGTCAGGACCTATGTTGTCAAAAAGTTTTGATGAGCCATTCGTCATTAGTGGGCCCAAGGTAAGAATCTTTGATGGTTTGTGGTATTTGTACTATATTGCTGGAAGCAAATGGTTGATAGATGATGGCAGACCAGAAGTTGTTTATAAGATTAGAATGGCAACATCAACAGATGGAGTTAATTGGAACAAAATGAATAATAATATTATTGATAATATTTTAGAGGAGACAGAGTGTCAGGCTGGCCCAGATGTTTTTTTCTATGAAGGAAAATATCATATGTATTTTTCCTATAGATGTGCATTAAATTTTAGAAAAAATAAAGATAGAGCCTATAGGATTGGATATGCGTTTTCAGATGATTTGATTAATTGGACTAGAGATGATAAAAATGTTGGGATAACCTTTTCTGAAGATGGTTGGGATAGCAATATGTTACACTATCCACATATATTTGAGCTTGATGGTAAGTTTTATATGCTTTATAATGGAAATGAATTTGGAAGGTGTGGATTTGGAATAGCGGAGATGGAAAGTTATGATTAAATATTCAACGAATATATCTTCGAAAAAAGATATAAAAAACCATTTTTTAAAGTGTGAGCATAGTTTTGTTCCAGCTTTAAGTAGTTATGTTGATATAGATAGTTATACAGATAAGATATTCGATAATGCGATAAGGTTTGAGGGGTTTTGTGAAAAAAATTTAGTAGGCTTGGCAGCAGGATATGTTGGGTCTATTATGTATATAACTAATGTTAGTATAGATCCGGATTATACAAATAATGGCATTGCTAAAACTTTGATGAAACATTGTATAGACTTCTGCATTGATAGTTCGATAAAGCGTATCGAGTTAGAGGTATATAGGGAAAACAAAAAAGCTATATCTTTTTATAAAAAAATAGGCTTTGAGTTTATCGGCCCTAAGAAGATGAGGTTTGAAATTAATGAAAAGAGATTATAATAAAGAAATATTAGATGTTAAAGATCATAAGTATTCTTATGATTTTGATTTTGATATTATGCACAGGTATATGCTAGAATCTTTTAAAAATTTTTTCACGAAAGGCAATGTTTTAGAGCTTGGAAGTTCGTTTGGAGACTTTACAGTTAAGCTTTTGCCATATTTTAAAGATATAACAGGAATAGAGGCTTCTGAAACTGCAGCAAGTAAGTCTAAAGAGCTGTTGGGAGATAAGGCTTTAATTATTAATAATTTATTTGAAGAGGTCAGCCTAGATAGAAAATATGATAATATTATATTGGCCCATGTTTTGGAGCATATAGACAAACCAGTTGAATTACTTGAAAGAATAAATAATGAATGGTTAAGTGATAATGGTAGATTGTTTCTGGTATGTCCAAATGCAAATGCTCCATCCAGACAAATAGCTGTAAAGATGGGGCTAATCAGTCACAACCAAGCCGTTACAAAAGCTGAGGAGAAGCATGGACATAGATGTACCTATACATTAGATACTTTGGAAAGAGATGCTACGCTAGCTGGTTTGAGTGTAATACATAGATCTGGAATATTCTTTAAAGCTTTGGCCAATTTTCAATGGGATAGGCTGCTTAAGACGGATATAATCTCTGAAGAGTATTTAGATGGATGTTATAAATTGGGACAAAATTATCCAGATTTATGTTCTAGCATATTTCTTTTGTGTGAAAGTGGAAAATGACACCTTTAGTTGCGCCACTCTGCCCAGGTTCTGATATTTTAGTAAAAGATTTTAATTTAGATTATTTTATATCTAAAATAAATAATAAAGAATATTTTTCATTTTGGAAAATTAATCATGGGCACTGGGAGCAGCTATATTCATATTTTGTTATGTTGAATGGACAGCATTATACAAAAAATGAAAATTCTAATAAAAATAATATTGCTCCAAAACAAATATCAGATAGTGATCTTATGGGATATTGCAAATGGGCAGTAAAAAGATCACACTCCCCTTTGTTTGGGGCTTCATGGGAAGAGTTGTATAAAGTAATTAGTTTAATTCATAGTGTTTATCTTAATGGCCACCCATCCGAAGGTGATGATTATATTTTCGCATTATCAGATGGATCCCATAGAGATTATACATCTATAAATGATAATTTATATTCTAAATTCAAAAAATATTATGTACATAATATACATGATGTTATTAGAGCATCTATTTATAATCAGAATGGATTGATATTATGTAAAAATAACCTCGAATATGAAGAGCATTTGAGATTTGTGCCTGCTCGTGGAAACATTTTTAAAAAAGCCTATAGAGGTGGCATTTTGACAAATCTTTTTGACGCCATACAGGGAATGAGGATTCTATATGTGGGGCCTGGGAAAATTGATAATGAAAAGTATCCTCATATAGACGCAATTAAAATTCCTTCTTCAAGAGCAATTATGAAGCGAGATAATACTCTTTCTGAAATTAAAGCATGGTGCGAGATGAGAGAACATGAATCAATAGACCAAATTATATTTTTTTGTTGCGGATATACGCAGGTATATTTAATACATACGTTACACAAGATGTATTCTAATACTTTTTTAATAGATGTAGGGCAATCATTAGATCCTTTGATAAAAAAGAATCACACAACTAAGCCATGGGAGGTGAAGCGATGACGAGTAAGGCAGTGGGCGTTTATAGAGTAACTGAAGAATTTGAAGAAGAGCTTTGCAGATACACAGGGGCTTCTTATGCTGTTGCTGTTGATAATTGTAGCAACGCTTTATTTCTTGCGTTAAAATACGAAAAGGTTGGAGGAACTGAGATAAGCATACCCTGCAGAACATATCCATCTGTACCTTGTGAAATTATACATGCTGGGGCAAAGGTTGCTTTTGAAAAAGTGGAGGGCACTACAATTTCTGGAGCATATCAGCTTAAACCCTCATGTGTTTGGGATTCGGCATTAAGATTTACTCACAATATGTATATGCCGGGAACCCATATGTGTGTTTCTTTTACGGGTCCATTTAAACACTTTAGACTAAGCAAGGGAGGGGCGATATTGACTGATAATAAAGATGCATATGAATGGTTCAAAAGAGCTAGATGCTCTGGAAGAAGGCCATGCCCATATCATGAAGATGATTTAGATATGCTTGGATGGAACTTTTATATGATGCCTGAGCTGGCAGCACGAGGCCTTCTTCTTATTAGGCAGTTTTATACTCAGATAGGCAATGAGCCCATACATCATGAGGATGCAACTATGTCATATCCAGATTTATCACAATTTAAAATATATAAACAAACAAAGGAAACTTTATGAAAAATCAGTTAAAAAAAGATGTTTCATCAGAGAAGGTTTTTGGTATTGGGATTCACAAGACAGGCACAACTACCCTGAGGGATATGTTAAAATTATTGGGTTATAAGATGTGTCCGCAAGTTAAGGCTTATAGGAAGGTAGAAAATTGGATTGATAAAGATTATTCTACTATAATAGAGTTTGCCAAACCTTATGAGGCCTTTCAGGACTCACCTTGGTGTTTTCCTAAGTTTTATGAAAAATTAGATAATGCTTTTATAAATTCAAAATTTATATTAACCATAAGAGATTCTTATGACTGGCTGGAGTCATATAGGGGGCAGCTTGATAAATTAGACTATATGAATTCTGGCCGAAAAGAATGGCTGGTTTTTGGCAAGTATACTGCGAAAGATCTCAATAAAATTATATATAACTGTCTTCCAACGAATCAGAAGAGTTTTTTAAAAAATAAAGATAAATTTTTAAAGGTATATAATAAACATAATAAAGATGTTGTTTCTTATTTTAAAAATAAATATAGAAAAGATTATAATAAAAAACTTTTAGTTGTAAATTGGGCATCAGGCGATGGGTGGGCTGAGATTTTGGGGTTTGTACAAAAAAGAAAAGATGACATTTATCATAACTCTCCAATGATTTGGTCACAAAAGAGAAAGGAGCGGAAATGAAAGGCATAATATTAGCGGGAGGCCTGGGGACTAGGTTAGCACCCCTGACGAGAAATGATAATAAACATCTTTTACCAGTATATAACAAAAGAATGATTGAATATCCTATAAAAACTTTGGTTGATGCTGGGATTAAAGATATTATCTTGGTAACTGGAGGAAAAAGGCCTGGAGCTTTTTTGGAGCTTTTAAAAAATGGAAAAGATTATAACGCAAACAGAATTTATTATACATACCAAGATGGAAATGGAGGTATTTCAGATGCTTTAAAGCTGGCAGAGCCATTTTTAGAGCCAGGAGAATCATGCATTGTTATTTTGGGTGATAATTATTTTGAAGATAATATTGCAAAGAATATTGAGGAGTGGAATGGGTCTGGAGCTTCTGTGTTTTTAAAGCATGTTGAAGACACTTCAGGCTTCGGCATTGCCGAGATACAGGGCAATAAGATAGTTTCGATAGAGGAAAAGCCTGTAAAGCCAAAATCTAATCTTGCAATACTTGGACTTTATATGTTTGATCATAATGTTTGGAGGTATATAAAGCAAATTAAACCTTCTATTAGAGCCGAGTTAGAAATAACAGATGTTTTAAAAATTTATATGAAAGATAATAATCTCAGCTATACTTTTTATAATAAATTTTGGTCAGATATGGGAATTTTTCAGACATGGGTAGACGTGTCAATTCGAATGGCAAAAAAAGATATAAAGGAGAGACAGTGAAGATTCTGGTGACAGGACATTGCGGTTTTATTGGACAAAATTTTGTCAGAATGTTCAAAGAAGAACATGACATAGTGGGCGTTGATAAATTGGGGTATGCTTCAGATTCGTCTGCTTTTAATCTGTGCCCTTCTTACAAGGATGATATATCAAGTCCAGATTTTATTGATAAATTTAAGCAGATAAATAAGAACGGCTCTTTTGATGCCATTGTTAACTTCGCCGCAGAAAGCCATGTAGATAATAGCATTAATTCCCCAGGCCCATTTATGTATAGTAATTTTATTGGAACATATAATATGCTGGAAATCGTTAGAAGATATAATATTAAAAGATTTTTACAGATTGGAACAGATGAGGTTTATGGGGATTTGAATGCAGATGATCCACCATTTGCAAATTTATATGAGATGAAACCCAGCTCTCCATATTCTGCGTCTAAAGCTGCGGCCGATCTTCTTGTTTTGTCATATTGTAGAACTTATAATATAAATGGAGTAGTTACTCGTTCTTGTAATAATTATGGTCCATATCAATACAGGGAAAAATTAATTCCCGTTATTATAACAAATTTATTGAATAATAAAAAAATTCCTATATATGGAACAGGACGAAATATAAGAGAATGGATTCATGTTCGTGATAATTGCGAAGGCATCATGGCAGCTTTAAAGTTTGGAGAATCAGGTGGGATATATCATATGGGTAGTGGGGTAGAATTGACAAATTTAGATATAGCAAGACAAATATTGTCTATTATGGATAAGCCAGAAACCTTAATATCAATGGTAGAGGATCGCCCGGGCCATGACTTTAGGTATTCATTGGATTCAAAAGAAACACATTCTAAGCTAAAGTGGAAGCCAAAAATAATGCTTCAAGATGGGTTGAGAGAAACTGTTGAATATTATAAAATAAAGCTGTCTAAAGATGGGGATAAAAATGAAAAATCCATATTCTGAATTGCCAGAAAAAAGCTTTTGGAAGCTAGCTATTGCTCAAAAACATATTTTTGATGTGGAGTCACTTTGGGTTCCAAAGTTTGATATTAAACCTGAAGATAAAGTAGTGACTTATGGTTCTTGCTTTGCACAGCATATAGGAAGAGCCTTGAGGAGTAGGGGCTTTGATTGGTTTATTGCAGAGAAGTCTATTCCTGGATTAAGTCAAGAAAATATTAAAAAATATAACTATAATCTTTTTTCGTCACGAACAGGAAATATTTATACTACAACTTTATTGCAGCAATGGGTTAATTGGGCGTTAGAAATTAATGAGATCCCATCAGAAGTGTGGGAAGATAATGGTCGTTTTTATGACCCCTTCCGCCCGACAGTCGAGCCAAATGGCTTTTCCTCCAAAGAAGAGTTGATTGAGTCGCGCAATTGGACAGTAGAGTGCTTTAAGGAATCAATTGTTAATGCTGACTTTTTTGTATTTACACTTGGCTTAACTGAGCGTTGGATTAATTCCAACCTTTCTTATGAGTATCCGATGTGTCCTGGTACGGCGGCCGGTGTATTCAATGATGAGGTGCATTCTTTTGATAATTTACAATTTTCACAAGCAATTCGAGCTTTGGCTTATTCGCTTAGGAAGATGCGAAAAATAAATCCTAAATTGAAGTTTCTTCTTACAGTCTCTCCAGTGCCGCTCACTGCAACAAAATCAGATGATCATGTATTAGTTGCAACGATGGCGTCCAAATCTATATTAAGGTCCATTGCTGGTCAGTTAGCGTGTAATAAAAATTATGTTGATTATGTCCCATCTTATGAGATTATTAACAGCCCTTCTTTTGGAGGCATGTTTTTTGAGCCCAACAAAAGAAGCGTGAGCAAGTCAGGTGTGAGTTTTGTTATGGACATGTTTTTTAACTCGCTTCATAATAAATTTGGCCCCAAAGTTGAGGCGGCACATATTGACGAATCAGATGAAGATATGGATGAAAATATGGATGAAGCAATCTGTGAAGAAGAGCTGCTTGAGGCTTTTGCGAAAAAATGAAAATATGTGTTTTAGGAAATAGTCATGTAGGAGAGATTAAGCACGCTTGGGATATATTGTCACCTTGCCATAAAGACATTAGCTTTACTTTTTTTGCAAGCAGAGCGAGTGGTCTAAAGGAGGCCGTTCTTCGTGGAAAGGAATTGGTTGCTGCATCTGAGAAGTTAAAAGGTGATTTTAAGTTCACTTCTGGTGGCAAAAAAACTGTTAAGCTTAATGAGTATGATATTTTTTTAATTTATGGTTTCGGAATTGACGCTTATTGCCCACCTATAGGAGTATATTCTTCTGATTGTTTGGCTTCCGCAATAAAAGATCATTATAAAAAGAGTAAAGGCTTTAGGCTTGCAGAGCTTATTAGGTCGGCTGTTGATACTAAGATTTTGATCGCACACGTTCCGCTTCCATCAGGCAAAGAGTCAAAGTTCAACAAAAATACGTCAGTCAGTAATGAGGTAGATAATTACGCACGAATGATATCGACCGCAAATAATATATTGTTTAAACCATTGAATATGGAAATCCTTGAACAGTCACCTCTTACCAGGGTTAATAATGGATATGTAACGCGGTCAATTTACTCCAAGGGGTCCAGGAGTCTTTCTGTTGGCGATAAAATGGATGATGCGTTACACCCTAAGGGAGAAAATAAGCACATGAATATTGATTTTGCCGTTATCTTTCTCAATAATATGTTAAATAAGTTGAAGAGCTTTTAATAATTCGTATAATGATGGTAAGCGGTTAATAATATGAATGATTATAAAATAGCACAAATAGGGAACGGCTTTGTAGGCAACGCTTTAAATAGATCCTTCAAAAAAAATGGAGTAGATACAGTTGTTTATGACAAATTTCAAAATATAGGAAAGCTTGAAGATGTTTTAGATTCAAGCATAGTCTTTCTATGCCTTCCTACGCCTTATGTTGAGGGCGAGGGCTTTGATCTAAGTGCTATAAAAGAAAATTTTGAAAAATTAAGAAAATTAAAATATAAAGGTTTATGTGTAATTAAGTCCACGGTTGAACCAGGCGTGTCAAGAAGCCTTTCTAAAAAATATAATTTAAACGTTGCGCATAATCCAGAGTTTCTGACCGAAAGAACTGCTTTTGAAGATTTCGACAGTCAGGAGCATATCGTTTTGGGCAAAACTTCAGAATCAGAACTTTTTAATTGTTTGATTCTTTTATACAAAAATCTTTATCCAAATGCGTTTATCTCTATTTGTACTTCGGACGAGTCGGAGGCTATGAAGTTATTTGCTAATTCTTTTTATGCACAAAAGGTAATGATATTTAATGAGTTTTATTTATTATGCAATGCAATTGGGCTAGATTTTGAAGCGGTTAAGCTTTTGATGTTAAAGAATAATTGGATTGCACCCCACCATATGACGGTTCCAGGTCCAGACGGAAAGATGGCCTACGGTGGGCATTGCTTTCCAAAGGATACAAATGCATTAAATACATTTATGGAAAAGAATAATACAAGATGTGAAGTCATAAATGCTGTGATAAAAGAACGAAATAAAATGAGAGAGGATTAAACTATGGTTACAGCTATAGTCACAGGATCGGCAGGCTTTATCGGAGGACACTTAACAGAAGCTCTGTTAAAGGCTGGAAATAGAGTAATAGGCATAGATGATATGCGCTCTGGCCTTGAGTCCACAATGGAATTGCATATTTCTTATGAAAATTTTATTCCAAAATATTATGATATAAGGTCTGAAAAAATTGATGGTGTATTTAGAGAGTTTTCTCCTAATGTAGTTTTTCATTTAGCAGCGATTCCAGGGGTGACTCCTTCGGTTAAGGAGCCTTTTATTTCTAATGATGTAAATGTTGGAGGAACATTGAATCTTCTTAATTCTGCAAGAAAATATAATGTTGATAGATTTATCTTCTCTTCATCATCTTCGGTCTATGGAGGCACAGACAAGTTGCCTACGAAAGAAGATTGTTTGTTGAATCCAAAATCTCCGTATGCTTTGCAGAAAAAAATAGGAGAAGAATATTGCAAGATGTTTTCAGACT